GGTCTAGCCGCAATTCTGAATTTCGATAAAGCATAGGGCTCCCGCATACGACGGAATGCACGCTCATGCTACACCCAACACTCATAAAACACCACACCTCGTTTGGTTAGTCTTGGTAGTTAATCCCCTTGTTTTTGGATTGTACAAGCAAATCGACAGTTACAGGCCCAAGCAGAATACTGCCTGTACCGGATGCGGCATTCTCGTCGAGAAAAGCTGTTAGCAGTTCTTTCAGCTTGTCAGCAATCGCTTGACACCGTTCAACCGGAACATCCTGTTCATGCTGCACACCACCAGAAAACGTAAGCGCTATCGTCATTGAATCTTTCTCCTTGTGCTTTTCACAGTATACAACAGTCTGTTGGTCATCTTCACAACATTCACCGTCGCATTCTACAAGTTCGGTACACCCGCCCTCTTCACATTCGTGCAAGTGCTTGGGCATTCTACTTGTTCGGATTCTGGAGTTCTGTCGGACAGACTGGATTTTTCTGAGGACTTTTCTGAAGCACTTCCTGAGGCGTCATCGTTCCGCCATTTCTCCAGTTCTGAGTCGTGTTCTTCAACGACTCATTAATTGGAGCAAACGACGTTCCGTTTTTCTCGGCAGCAGAATCACTAGCGGCTGTTTCTTTAGTGTAGGCCATGACTGTCTCCTCAGAACTCTCTACAACGCCGATGCATTCGCCAACGTGCAAGTTCGAGTCTTCAGTCAGGTTTTTCGGGAAGCGACGGTAGTATAAATGACTCTTTCTGGTCGTTCTTGAACAATCTGAAACTACAGGTGTAAAAGAGTAAAGCAACTAATAACGCTTTCCTGGCATGCTGTCTTTGGTTTCAATCTCATTCGTAACAGATACGCCATTCATACTCAAGGACTTCAACGACTGTGAATACGTTCTCTTTTCGAGCATAGCAACAATGCGGTTAAGCATTGACATCACCATCATCTCAATACCAAACTGAACTACAGAAACAATCAGAATCAAGAACAATACGACATAGAGGACATTACTTGAGTTGACTAGCATTTCTTTTCTCCTTTACGTCTACGCTGTCTGTAAGCCGCGGTATTTAATCTTCTATCTTCAGCCTCATTCTCTAACAACCAATACAAATCATCGTTAGGTATCTTGTACTTCTTTGCAAACTTAGAAAGAATCTTTGTTAGTTCATCAACCACTTTCTGGGGGTAATTATCCATACCTCATCCACCTTTCATGTCTCTCTCTTGTGGAGCATTCCTACCCTTCAGATCGGGCGTTGTACGATTTACAGCAGCCCGCACCAACCACTCCATGAAAGTATTGGGCGTATAAGTCACTAAACTTCCGTCACGTTTTTTGACAACCCAATCTCCAGCACTCGCATAGGAACCACCATCAGGTTTACGACTATTGACCCAAACACGATACTCCTGATCACTATATTCATAACCACATGGATGGCCCACAAAATTTTCTACATCATCCAAACTCTCTCTAGTACCATCGAATTGCATGGCTATAACTACAACTGATTTCGTTTTCCAACATGATACTTCATACTTCAACTGGTCGATCATTTACTTTCTCCTCTTTAACTTCTTTCTTCATCGACAAAGACTTCCAACATCCTTGAGCAAAGTCATACTGCCATACTGTCCCATCAGAAGACAGACCGAACAGCTTACCAGAAGATGTGGCGATTTGAATAGCGACAAGTTGCCTTAACTGTTTCAAGTCTTTCTCTTGATCAACTTGGTTCGGAGTAATCATAACTTCCTCTTTCTTTTCTTCTAACCAGATTTTCCTTACAAACCGGACACCAACAATGAGATTCCTCTTCGACCACCATGTGAAGTAAAACATGACAACAAGGACAACCAGTTTGTTTTTCTTCAGTCATAAAGACCAGCGTAAGGAATTTTGTACATCGACAACAAATTTCCGTCCTTGTCAACTACAATCATCAGCCCTACAGGAACTTCGTTCGATTCACAAATCGGTATAGCACCCCTAGAACGGATTTCGTCAACTTTCTTCTTATCCTTGATCGGTAAACTCTTTTCTATTACCCATCATCTCTAAAGCTTTTACCAGTAGAGGAAATGTACCTCTACTACAAACCATAGCAAACAGATTCTCTGGCGGATGGTGGACAAATTCAGCAAACGGCAAAACTTCTCTCTTTTTCATCGCATCCAACTTAACCTCAATCGTAGGTTAAAGACTTCTGCCTATACAAGAATTCGTCAGTCTCCCAAAGAATGGAACGCCACTCAACATCATCAGGAACAGCTGGTTCAGGTGCCGGAGGCCAATTATTGGGTTTTGGAGCCTTTTGGTGGGTAGTTTGGCAAGAATTAGGCGAGTTCTGGCGCATTCCAGACGACTGGCTGGTGGTAAGTATTAGCTCTCCGGAATTAAGCGCTTCAGACAGTTGGCCGGAGTATTTAGCCAGTGCTCTACGAACATATGGAAGCTGACCTTGAGCTAGATTATTGAACTTCAAGAACCCCTTGGCAACGCTGGACAAGAAGCTTGCGTCTGTAGAATTAAAACCAACACTGTTCAGATGTGCTGTATATTCACTATCTTGTTCTTGAGACGTTTGACGATTGAATAAGCACACAAGCATATGACCCAAAACAAACACTGGCGTATGGACATCTTTAATCATATCACGAACTTCATTTTTAGTAAACACAACGCCCTCTCTTTTTTATACAATCTCTTCGAATCGTTTTCTGTCAAACTCTTCTTTGGGCCGCTTCGCGTCTCTTTCTTTTTGTTTCTGTGAACGATAATCTTTTGGTGGATTGGAGACCTGCTTCTTGTTTCTATTACCCCAAAACTCCTGAACCAAAAGTTCATTGCAAGGCTCACAACAATTCTTTTTCGAAAGACCGGAATAACCTGTAGAGCGACCTCTACAAACAGAGGAAATTTTTAACTGGCATAGTAGACCAATCATGACTTCCCTCCTATAGAAGCATTCCATGCTGCTGTCCAAACGTCTCGCGGATTTAAAGGAGTGCTTACATATCGATTACCACTATCTTTTGTCCATTTCACAAATGCCTCTTCACACGACACTAGCTTCTCCTTCCCTTGCTCGCCGAGCAACTGACGGACGGGTGGCTCCAAGTATCGAATAGGCTTAGCGATTTTCTCCGCGTACTCAATCTCACTCCGCGTCGAAGAACCTATATATCCCTCCACGTTGAGTACCAAAACTTCATCAGCTAAATCGATCTTCCGTTTATGGAGTTCGTCTAGGGCGAGTTTTTGCTCAGGAGTACAGCCCACATCTTCATGGTGCATTTCTTTTTGCGCGTGTGGATAGAAGCCCACGCTGAGTACAATACGTCCAGCCATCGTTTCTTTGTAATTGGCACGCTGAAAGTATTCGTAGAATCGTGTGGAACCACAAAGGCATACGATTCGCGGTCGCCGCAACTCCGCTGGCAAGGGGGAGGGGACAGCGGCTTCACGATGTTTGTTACACTTGGAATAGAAGAATCCCGGCGTAGTTGCATCCGAATAGGCATGTTTGGCAGCTTCGTCGCAGTCAGGACAACGTGCCTGCGGCTGGCTCTCAACGCTGCGGAGAGCAGCGGCTAGCCTCTCGTAATCTTGAAAGGTTAAATTAGTGAAGGAGTTACTTTCGTCCTCATGTCTGAACAGAGGCATCCTAAGACTGTTGGCGGCGTTCGCCAGGTCGTAACCTGTCAGTGTCTCCTCCGCCGCGACGGGTTGGGCGAGAGCGGCACGGCAAGCATCAATTACGCTAACTAGTAAATCGCAATGGTTAGGACACCCTCCTCTTGGATGCCCACAGCGATATATCATCGCGAAGGCTGTATCGAGCGAAAGTTTCAGAGCTTCCCGCAGCGTCACCTTCGTTTGGTCGGTCATAATTTATATCCCTTCTTTCTATTTGGAGATTGATAAGCGTCCCACGGAAACGTCAATTCCCATACACCAAGACCAACATCATCGAGATACAGTTTCATCAGTTCCACTACCTGATTGGCTTCTTCTTCAAGATATGGCGAGCTATGGCCAATTCTCTTCTTCAGACCCTGTTGGAATACCCAATAGGGTCTGAACTGTTGAGAGAATCTTTCTTCAAGTTGACTACGCATGAAAAGAGCTTCAACTAACTGATACCTCATTTCGTAGTCACCCCAAGCACCCAACGTTTTGATTCCAAGCCTACGACTAGCACGATACAGAGGCACCAGATATTCAGACCAACCACTTTCTCCAGTCCGATACCAGATATCGTAATAGGCAGAATCAAACTTACGATTAGAATTCTTAAGAAATTTGAACAGGTCGGATTGAACAACTTCTATTTCAGAATCAAGTTGTGGGCCTATCAGGCGAATGATGTCTCTTTCTTTTTCTACGACTGTTACGGAATCAACTGCCGGCAGCTTACGAATCATTTCAGCAGCCATACCCAAACCAAGACCCCCAACCAGTACATCACCATGCATATGCTGAAAAGAAATGTACTGAGAGTAAATCTCTACCGGCTTGTCAGAAGTAAGTGTTCCTTTGTTGGACTTTAATGAGTGGAACGTTACAGGCTGCGGATACTGTATCTCGAGAAGCTTAACACCAAACATAAGAGCATGTCTGATTGTGGTAGCGGGAAACTTTGTGCCTACTGTTGGCACAATGGAATAGTTCCCTTGCTGAGTCTTGGTAAAGTTCATCGGCCTGTACAGATGCTTAATGGAGGCTGGATCGATCACTTTTGAACGCATCTTCTGTGCAAGTTCAAAAGCTGACATATTTGCTTTCAACAAAGAACTAGAGATAGCTAGTGCGTCAGTCATTGTATTTTCCTTGAGGCCTGTTGAAAAGCTTCGCGCGCTCTGACACTACGAAAATACGCATCATCTAATTTGTATTCTACTCTGTCTAGAATACTATCGAGCTGGTCGTCGACTCTGCTTAAAAAATCCTCCATCTTTTGGATCTTACCCTGATACGACTCAAACAACTTCTCTAGCTTTTCCAATTCTTGAACGTTTGCTTGAGCTCTCTTCATTCTTGCGCGTGCTTTCTTCACGACACCCAGCATGTGGACAAACCTTTTTGTACTTTTCTTTATCATTTTCGTTCTCCTCTTTTTCAAAATTTTTGTTACGCTACCTCAACTTAAAACATTTCAAAACTGTGCAATGTAAGCAACTTCTCTCACTTCGTTTTTGGAATTCAAAATGATATTGACAAACGGATCTGGCTCTGCGGCAAGCTTCTTCACAGACTCTACAATTCTTTCTTTGGTGGAAAGCAAATCAGTAGCAAGCCTGTTCACAGTTACGCACTTACTGTTAGTTGACTCAAAATAAGAAAGAACGGCATACTCAACACCGGAATAGGAAGCACGACGCTGAGCTCTTTCAGCTTTCTTTTCTTCATGGAAGCGAGCACGAATTAAACCACAAAGACGATCATGAGCTCTGGAATAAAGAGCACAGAAAATATCGAACTCAGAAGCTGTGCCTTGCAGTTCGCCAAGAGAGTTCACTCCGCAGTAAAACGGACCGAGTAAATTCATACTGTCATCGCGCCAGATTGGCGTACGAGACAATTTTTCACTAGTCTCTCTTCCAACCTTAGCTACTCTATCAGACAGCCTTACGATATTTTCTGCTGCTAATCTCAATTCATAAGCAGCAAAATACAACTCAGTATCGTCAGAATCTTTTAGGCCCACCGCTTGACAAAGACGATAAGCAACTTCGGCAGTATTCAATGAACCAGAAACAACTGCCTTGATTTCAGAAGCTGTGAGTTTCATTTTCGATCTCCTCTTTTCGAATTTTTGTTGCGCTACCTCAACTGGAAATAAGAAAGGGCTAGCTTTTTTAGGACTAGCCCCGTTTACATCACTTGACAACCAACTTCTCTTTGACTCAAGCGGCCTTGCGCTTCATCTGCGCGGCGCCGTTTTCGATGTTCAACTTCCACTGACGGAATTTCTTCTCGCCATCGCGCTTCAGTGCCCTCAGAAGGAAGAGAGGGTTCTTTGCCGTCCTCTTTCCCATCCGCACCAAGTCGGCAACCTTGTGATACTTGCCATCCGACAACTTCGAAAACAAGTTTCCCAACGTCGATCCCGGGCGATAGTGTCCACCGATTAAAACGACTTTCACTTCCTTGCTGTTCTTGGCCATTACATCCTCCTCATAAATTTGGGTATTCTTGGCATACTCCTTACCCACATTAATTATAGAAAACCCTTATTTTGCATGTCAAGTACTATTTTCTAATTCTTTGTTACGAGGAATCGCTATAGGCGAAACTAAACCGAATGACCAAAAACGACAGTTTACTAAATAAAAGGATACACCTTTACTCTATCAGGCCCAACACGTTCTCTCGCAGGCTCAACAATTTCTTGTACAAGTCCTCTCGGATTCGGCCCCAGGAACACATAGAAAAAGTCACACACATCCAACAATGACATATTTCTAGCCTTGAAAATCTGACCAAAGAACTGACGAGGAAAAGTCTTACCGTCGAATTTTATTCTAAATTCAACAAACTTCACACCAATCTTTTTACAAACCTCCATAGTGTGTTTACCTACACCTTGGTCACAACCGACAGAAATAATTATCAGTCTCAGACCATGATCATGATTCAATTCGGTTATGACTTTTTCTATCTCAATCGAATCAGCTTCAGTCCAATCACGCTCACGTTCACCCACTATTGCTACGTTCATTTCTCCCCCTCAGGCAAATACAAATAGTCAAGCTTGTACTTCAACTTCCCTGTATTGATAAAATTATAGATAGCACTCATAACAGTCGGCTTCAAAGCCTCAGGATGATTTTTTTGCATCTCGATGCAAAGCTCTCTTTTCGTCGGGCCCCTCGGAGAATGGTCAGCAGTAGAACACCATTCCGTCGTCTCAAGAATTTTCTGAACAACAGGAAACCACAAAATTCTACCTCTTCTACTACTATTTCTTTCAACAACAGGTCTATCTACTTTCTTAGCAAATTCACCAATAGGCTTCTGAATGAGGTTCAAAGTACTTTGCAACTGCTCTACGACAACATCCCACCTATCAGCTTCAGACGAAGCAAGTACCGCTTGACGACGAAATTCAAGAGCATTTCTACGAGCTTCAGCTAGGGAATCATGCAACGTTTCGTTTGGCCTGTTTTCAACTATCGGAACGCCCATCCTGAACCTCCACAGTACTCACTCTATTCTTCTTTCGAATAACAAGATGTCTGGCACCAGCAAGTTCAGAAAGTATGGCTTGATTATGTGTCACAACAAACACAGACCCGAATTTTGTTGCTGCCTCTTTTAATCCTCTAGCGAAAGTTCTTGCAGCCAAGGGGTCAAGACCCTCACCTGGTTCATCCAATATCAAGAGATTAGTCTGCGGTGCGACATGACGCAAAGCAAAGCTAGTAATCAAAGAAGCAATCCTGATTTCGCCTTGCGACTGGTCGGATACTTCAGATCCACCATTTACATTTACAACACGCACATCAGATTCGCCATTCTCATCAACACTGAAAACAACCTGTATCTCTTTCTCGGAAAACATCTGAGAGTAATAAGCCGACGCTCTGTTCAACAAAGGACAAAGCTGGGCGTTGAGAAAAGCAGGCATACCTTTTCTGGAAAAAGCCGCGACACAATATTCATAAACAGGTAGTGACTTTCGGGCTTTTTCAACTTTCGTCAAAGCAAGATTCACCAGATCACGAGACCTCGCCAAAATCTTTTTCATAGACTGTATTCTTGACGACTGAATCTCAGCGACTCGCAAAGAGGCTTTGGCTGTTGCCAACTCCTCAACCGCTTCCCGTATCCAATCTTCTAGCTCTTCTTCACCAGCTGTTTCATCAGCAATCTTTTTCCGAATCTTCGGAAGCATAGCTACACAGATAGCCGACTTATCAACTAAAGCTTTTTTTTCAGCATTCAACTTCGACAAAGAAAGATTCAAACGCTCAACAACAGAATCCATCTGCTCTCTGTCAATCGGCTGTTCACAGGTAGGGCACTCTTGCGACTGTAGATTGGAAAACTTAATCAACTTGGACCCAATGGAAGATATCCTACCATTCACCTCAGCAACCCTAAGCTCAATGGCATGATTCTTACTAACAATCTGTTCGTAATGCTCACTCAAAAACTTTGTTTTAGCAACACCACGAGCTTTCACTTGAATGAATTTCTTTTTCTTGAGTGTAATCTCTTCGACTTTCTTCGCCAACTCAGTCTTCAACTCTTCGACGTTAGGCGTTTCTTTTTGTAATAACAACAACTCGTTGGAATGCTCTTCCATTCGCACAGCTTCCAACTCCCACAAATGATGCAACTCCTGCTCTTTCCTTTTTGCAGCAGCAAAATCTTCTTTCACATCGACAAGAGCTTTTTCAAATCTATCAAGTCCCTGCAACCTTGACAAAAAACTTTTTCTTTCAGACTCAGTTCCCGTCAACATCAAATTCGTCTTTCGCTGATCAACAAACATAGCACCAGACAAGGTCTCCCAAGTAAATCCTGTCAACTTTTCAATATGCTCTTGTATCTGTTCAGGTCTATTACCACCTGCTACTTCAATACCACCAATCCACGCTCGAAGGACTCTAGGCTTCCTACCACGAACTACTCTACAAACGCGATTCTCAGAATCAATAAATTTTGTCGCGACATAACACTTACAATCTTTCTTAGCCCATCTATACATCCAATGATCATATTTCTGGCCCTTGAACGTCGAACCAAACAAAGCTACAGCAGGCGGCGACAAAAAAGATGTTTTTCCTGAGCCATTTGATTTTCCTCTCCTATCCTCATTGATACCAGAAACCACAGTCAAGCCAGGCTCATATTTTATCTTCAATCGTTGGAAGCATAAAAAATTCTCTGCGACAGAGTCGATGAACTTTATTTTGTTTGTACGAACCTGAGCTCCAATAGCTACCAACCTTGACAACAGATAACTAGATGTCTTTTCCCGCTGTTGGACAAGTTCGCCTGGAAGAGTCTGTTCTAGATACATCTTTATTTTTTGCTCGTCAGAGTCTTGCGCCCTAAGCTTTACTTTCGTTTCTTGTACAGCTTCCAATTCAATAACAGGAACAATTTCAGCACCGGGATACTTTCTCTGTGCGACAAGCTCTTCTTTTCGCAAAACAGAAAAGATATCTGTCGAGCTATTACAGGAGACATGGATGCGGACTTTTGCTCCTCGCCAATCTTTAGGCGAGGCTTCTCTGAAACCTGGCCACATTTCGTCAAGCATCCGAGGTATCTTGGATAAGAGCCTCGTTACTTTTCTCGTCTCGTAATCAAACATCAAATAGCTTTTGATTTGATTTGATTCGCCCCAATCAGTAGCAAACGGTGACCCAACATAATAGACGTTCTTAGAAACTTTCTGGGGCAGATGAATATGACCACCAACACAAACCAGATATTCTTCAGGATACAGATCGTCTACTGTCATGTCGGTTGTCGAGCTGGTTTTTACATTGTAACGAGCGAGATTCAAGTCACAATGGAATACCAGTACGACACCGTCGCTTTTGAATTTATGATTTCTAACGGCCCTAGCCAAATCGTGAGCTTCTCTTTTCAACAACACAGTACTCTGCCTGAAAGGAAGAAAAGCTAACAACCCCCCAGCTTTACCACCGGTTACTCCTCCTGATGGTCTAACTATTTTTGGCTCGTCAAAAGCCAGAGCACCAGCGTTACGAATTACTGCCAACCAGTTTTCTTTATCGGTATACAAACCAAACCTGTCGTGATTCCCAAGATTGAAAAATGGGGAAATTCCGTTTTGTCCATACTCTCTAACTATCTCAGAAATTTTATTGACCATTCGACCGTCAAGAGGATTGTACGGCCTCTTCAAGTCACCACAATGAACAACCGTGCGAACATCATACTGCTCACAATAAGACATAATCTCTCTATGTGCAGCAAAGCACAAATCAAGATTATCGAACTCAGCTTGCCAGTCGGCAGTAAAAATCACACGCATGTCAAAACTCTTTTCCTTCTCCGTCCAGCATTTCCCCACGGAACTTTATACAAAGATAGTACATGGCAGAAATTGTTGCCGGGCCCTGTGTCATATCTGTACAAGAATCGACCCACGCTAGTTTGTCTATCGCTTCTGAAATCCACTTAGCTTTCGGACCGGGAATTTCTCGAAGTAAAGCCCCTTTCAGATATCCAGTTATCCGCGCCCGTAACGACCGAAGATCTTCAGCAGTAGCTTTGATAAGTTCCCTCTTGACCACATTCCAATCTCCTCGTAGTATGGCACTCCCAACAGATTTCGACGAAATACCAACACTAAAGGGCTCAACTGCAAGAGCGGCACTACTGCCACTAGCATAAGCTTGAACAGCAGTAAGAACATTCCTTGGCCTCCCAATCTCTTCCTGCATCAACGCTTCTATCAATGGAGCAATCGATTTAGAAGATTCAAGATACTGCATCCCTCGCTTGACTAACTGCTCGACATTTTTAATTGACAAAGGTCTAAGCTCTTCGACATGGCAACGACTGACCAACTGCGGAATTATTTTCACCGGGTCAGTCGTTCCAATAATCCAAATCGTTCTAGGTGGAGCATCTTCAAATTCTTTCAACAAAAGATTCTGAGCCTGCTTTGATAACCACTGCGCTTCATCAAGAATGTAGACCCTGAACCTCGTTCCGGCAGGCGGCATGTAATGGGCTGTCTCAGCAAATGCTCTTATCTCATCAACGCCCGTTACATTCGATGCATTAATCTCGTGTATGGCCATGGAATATCTTCTGGCATAACAAGCATCACATGGCTCACCAAACTTGGCATGCCTACAATTGAAAGACAACGACATTATTCTAGCTATCGTTGTCTTTCCCGTCCCGGTCTCTCCAACCAACATCCAACCAGACTGCTTTATACCCTTCTCTACAATCCCTGTTATAGTCTGAATGGATTTCTCCTGCCCAAGTACCTGACTAAACCTCTTCGGCCGAAGAGCAAGATTGAGCTGACTTTTCATTTCTCTTTACAGACTTACAACAAGAGTCGACAACTCTTGACTCAAAGCTTCAGAAGCTGCAACGAGAGTACGTGACACTCTATCAGAATCGGTTTTCAACTGCTCTTTCTGTTCATCATTCAATCCAGCAACCCAATCACGAAGTTTCTGCTTAGCAGCTTTCATATCCAAAGACCCCGTAGCAACATGGCCAACAATACTGAGTATATTCCCGAGATCAGGTGCAGCAATAGCTATCTCAGGCTTTGGAACTTTATCCTTCTCAGCTTTCTTCTCTGCCGCTGTCTTAGCTTTGGGTTGTTCTTTCTCTTCAGCCATTTTCTTCCTCCAGTTTTTTTGCCCTATGAATGATTTCATCCCACATAGAAGCTACAGTAGGATACTTACTACCACCAGACTCAGCGTTTTCTTTCAGCAAAGCATCAGCCAACTCTTGAGCCTTACGAGAAAGAAAAACATCGTGTTCAACCTCTCGTCTCTTGCAAAGATACTCGCTTAGCTTCATCTTCTCTTTTCTGTATGTACCTATCGAGATACCACCTAGCTTTTCTCAAGTCGCTAAGGAAGTCTGTCTTCTTTCCAGCCCGACAAATATATTTCACAGCATTACCAAGATGAAACCCCAAACCCCACGCTTCAATAACCTTGATAGCTTCATAAACAGTATCACCGCCATAGTGTGACGGATGGTCAACTTCTTCAAACATCATTGATCTCCTTCGTCTTTTATTTTCTCCCAAGGCAAAAACTTGATGCCAGGCTGTGACCAATAGATTTTAAAGCCGACAGAATTCTTTTCTTCACTACCTTCACCGGACTTATTTTTTACATTACGAACTATGCCCTGCATCCCAATCACCTTTCCATCTTGACGAAGTCGACCACCAGCACCACCCGCTCTCCTGACTCTAGCAAAAACGCTAGCATAGAAATGCAAAGCCTTCCCGCCGGGATTGTATTCTGGATTACCAAACTTAACACCCGGAGCCAATCGTATCTGATTGATAGCAATAAACATGACATTATAAGTCGTAGCTACAGCCGTCCACCGACGAAACAACTGCCCAACGAATTGTGCAAGGGATGATTTCGTCCGCATATTCTGATTTTCAATGCCAGCATCCGATTCGTCTTCGACAAGAAAAGATGTTATCGAGTCTATACCTACAACCAGCCTACCATTTGGTCTTTTACTATGCTTAAGCTTTATCCAAGCCTCAGCTTCTTCACAAATTTCTTGTGCAGTTTTCAAGCGCTGGTCTACCACAACACCACTCTTGTTTTTGATATCCATCAACTCAGTTTTGAAATGTGCCACTTTGGAAACATCAAGACCCCGCTTTGAGGCCCACTTTGCGTCAAGACTATCCTCAGGATCTATCCACCCTATATCGGCACCATCTTCTTGTGCTTTTCCAGCAATATGTATCGCCAGAGCGGTTTTACCATGCGATTCCCAACCATCAAGCCCTATTATTTTTCCGTACGGAATTCCCTCAGGAGAGCCAAGGGTAGAATGGAGTAGTGGTTCGCCCAGATCTAGCCAGTATTTAACTGGCTTTTCTTTTGCTACAGCGTGACCCAACTTTCTTTGAATCAAAACAATTTCTTCTTGGGGGGTAAGTTCTCTTTGCTCCATCTACTGACTCCAATCTTAGAACAAAAGGGGCGAGACACAACCCCGCCCCTGCTCGCAGCTTTTTCGCTTGTTTTACTTCTTTACGGCCTTCTTCCCAGCAACCGGTTTTTTAGATGACTGTGGCGCTGGCTTCTTTCCAGCAGCTGGTTTTTTAGATGGTGCCGGTTCTTCTTCGAAATTGAATTCATCATCAATTGGAACTTCAGGCTCCTCAGACGATTCTTCTTCAACAGCTTCCTCTAATTCTTCAGCTGGTTCTTCAGTTCCCTCCAATTCTTCGGTTTGCTCTTCTACTTCTTCTTCAACCGATTCATTGAAATCAATATCAGGCTCAGCAGCTGATTTCTTCTTTACTGATGGCTTAGTTTGAGCACCCGGCTTTCTCGTCTTTGATGGACGAGCTGGCGGTTCTTCTTCAACAGCTTCCTCTTCGGGCTCTTCTATGGCTTCTTCACCTTCTGCTTCAAGCTCTTCGGTAACCTCTTCTACAGTTTCTTCTTCCAAAGCGGCCTCTTCTTCAGCGGCGACTGTTTCTTCTTCCTCCAATGCTGGAGCTACCGCATCTTCATCTTCATCATCCTTGCCATAGAAAGCATTTTTAGCTTTATTCTCGTCATATTTTTCAACGAGTTCGCCAAACGGCTTTATCTTTGAAATAACAGAGGACGGTAGCTTTGATGGCTTGTCATCAGGCTCAAGAGCATCATACCTCGTTTTCTTGTCAGTACCCTTACGAGTAACGGTAAAGTTATACCCACGATTCGGATCAGTATACTGACGATTTCCTCTACCAAAAAAAGACAACAACGCTTGAGCAACTGTCCCCGGAGCTTCAAACAAAACAGGCCCGCGCCAAACACCGGTTGTATCTTTATAGAGAATCTGTACAGCCAACACTTCTTTAGTTTGGAAAGCTAACGTCTTGGACAAATTCTGTAATGCTGTCTTCGAACTACCAGCCAACTTGGAAATGGCTACATCACAAATCCAACAATTCCCTTCACCACGAGTATTCTTTCCACAACGAACAATCCTATGCTTTGGGCCAACCTGATAGTGTTTCATATACTCAACAAAATCAGGATACTGAGTTCCCCTTGCATTAGGCAAAACACGAAACGTTGTATCACCTTCAGGAAGCTTAAAGCGACCCTTCGACTGACGACGTTTTAAAGCTTCCTGTGCTGCTTGCTGCTTGTTCATTCTACTCTCCTTTTCAATTTAGACCAGACACAGACCTACCAACAGACGCCAAATCATGAATGAATTGAGTTTTCTTTTTCAAATACATATCAAGAAAATCCGGCATCTTGTCCTTCAAAACATCAAGGGTGATGGTCACCATAATCCGATATGTAATCAAAAACACAATCCAAACCAGAATAGCCGCAGAAATTTTCACCACCAAGTACATCATAATTTCTCCGTTAGCGGCATATCTTTACCAAGCTTACGACGAGCCCGCTCTAAGCCAGTAGTATCAACTTCTTTCAGTCTCATCTCTTGCTCAGTAGTAGCCAACCTCGAATAGACATTCAACATATCACGACGCATCCTCAACGCTTCTTGCAAACTCTTCGCCCACTCTTCCAACTGCTCAGCAGTACTTAACTTCTTTCTCAGAGAAATCAGGGTCGGTGACACTGCCAACTTCTGATTTATATAGCCCTCGGTTATCGACTTCTTACCAGTCTGTACCTGAGAAGCCTTCAACCGTATAGCTATGGCAAATTCGGCAGTTTTACTTTCAAGTTCAAGCTCTGCAGCTTGACGCTCGCGCATCTTTCTAATACGAAACCTAGTTGCGTCCATGAACAAGCTTGCCTGTTCCAAGACAGCAGAAGGCAGTGTCGGTTCAGTAAACGTCAAACGTTCCAGAACGTCTTTTAGGTCGACAGGCCCGAAAAAGAACTCAGACTCGTCAGTAACCATACTCTTCTTTTCCATACTTTATTTTACAATATTCAACTTTGATTCTGTGATACCTGTTTGTCCAACGTACTGACCAGCATAAGGGGAACAAGGCCCACTCGTTTTTGCAAAAATCAAGTGAGCGAATCTTTCACCTATCGCTTTTTGTAGGTCACACCCATACGAAAGAATCTCTAAAGTAAGATTTCCCTTGAAACCAGCATCAACGATAGTGGGTGGTAGAAACACGCCTTCACGAGCCCAAGAACTTCTTATCTGTACAAACGCCATCAAGTCATCTGGAAGCTCGAACGTTTCAACAGTACACCCTAAATAAAAAGGGCCAGTCTTGTGCTTAACATCGGCCAGAATCAAATCTATACCATTCTGTTGAAATTGTTCGTCTCGAATTGGTAACACTGACAATTTTCCGCGGTCGATATACAGCTTCAAATCTATACCACTCAAAATCATACAAGCTCTCCTAAGCAGCCAAATCTTTACGAACCTGCTCTTCTAGCTCAGCATTGAACTTCTTATTCTTCTCACACCATCCTTGCAGAAACTCAGCGACATCACCACCCTCATAATCTTTCATTACGCCCAAACGATATCCAGCCTTCCCTTCGACTTGTAGACCAATACGCCAATTCACTTCAGGCCACCAGATCTTTATTCTACTCAACGTCTCATCGGTTAACAAATTCACACCTTGACGAAAAGCCGTTGGCAAATTCACCAGCTTTACAAAAGCATACAGAGCATCATGTATCTCCATACACAATCTGAGAAGCTGATCAAATGCTTTGTGGTTCAAGCGCAAAGCAGCCATAGCAATCAGCATCAACTGATGAGCAGTCCCTTGAATGGGAGTATTCATAGACTGATTTTTCCAGAAGGAGCTTCTATCGTTGTCATAAGGTGAAATTTCGCGCTTGAAATGGAACAAAGTTTCTACATAACCAGTCTGTTCAGCCGACTGAACCATAGCATCCATGAAAGGCTTTACCATCTTGAATCGTTCAAAATATTTTTTATGCCATCTATATACTTCGTCTTTAGATGGTGGAGCAATCCCAAGCGTCTTAGCGTCAGACAGTATATGTAGATACAGATTCTCTGGTACTAATCCGTCCACAATTCCAAAATGCAACCCCTTGATCACAGTACGTATAGCTCTATCTTTCTTTATCTTCTCAACCGGTATACCCGTCAACAAATGTCCAACAGCAGAATGTAGGTCGTACTTCGACAACGAAGCTTGAATGAGAAGCGGATCACCCGACATTTGCGCCAGAATCCGCATCTCCAATTGGCTATGGTCAAAACCTAGAAATACATCCGTATCACCATATTTCTTAAGTAGCCGCCCAATCGACATTCCTCCAAGCCAATCAGCATACAAAGCTCGCCACGACAAATCAGAAACCAACATGCATTCTATTGCTGGGTCACCATCTATGTTTTGGAGATTAACAAGACCTGTTTCTTCTTCATCACCTTTCTTGGATCCACCACTAGACAAACGTCCAGTAGCGGTACCTGTTATCCACCACCTCGTCCGAACCCTACCACCATAGAGTTCAGCCGACCTTTTGTAACCATTCATATACGTCGATTCTTTTTTACCTAAACGACGACGCTCAGACACAAGACCCGGAGCTTTATGGCATTTCTCAAGAATCTCCATCGTCTCTTTCGACGTGTCTAGCTTTCCATCGTGTTGCTTCAACCACTCTTCAGGCAAAAATCTCTGCAACTTCAACCTGTCATACAAAAACTCATAGACTTGCTTCGGAGAGTTAGCATTGAATCCATCTACACCAGAGAGTTTTTCTAAACGATGATCGATGGTGTTCAAACGTTTTGGTATCCAACTCTCCAAAAACGTAAAATGTTTGGCATCGAAGATTGGACCCCGACTATGCATACCATCCAACACTGCGCCAGCATGAATGAACACTTGCATCAAAGAGTAGTCGACTTTTTTCTTCGTCGTAAGCTCGATACGTTTCGTCAAGTCACAATCAGCACCATTATACACTATCAAAACTTTTTTTGGAACGTTGTATGGATTCCAAATTTTCGTTTTCTTATCTTCGTAGTACGGCTGTATCATATCCTTATAGCCTGCAAAGGACGGAAACCTCGACTCAGCTATAGCAGCCAACCCGTAAGCGTATCGTGAAGAATAAGCAATATACTCACCGTAGTTTGTATCAAAATCAAAACCACGCATCCTGATACCAAGAAGCTGCCTGAACTTCTTTTCGTCAGTACAGCCGTAGTGTAAAGCTTTTTTTATCTCAGGGTCGCTGATGACAGCTTGAAAGAATTTCTTAACGGTAGGTTTGTTGCTCTCATCAACCTCAGGATGGTCATAAAAGACAACTCTGGCTTTTCCTGGTTTATAGCAAAAGCCCGCACAAACCATTACCTCTTTACTTTTTTTATTATGACCATTCTCTACGTCAACAGTGATACGAACTCCAGCTCTAGCAGCAAGCTTCAATTCACCGAAAAGAGTTCTTAGACTTTTAGCTGAAGCAACTTCTTTGTAATCCTGCGATTCAACAAACGAAAAACGAGACGTACTAACACCATCAACGCATTCTTTAGCCGATTTCAACGTAGCTCTGAACTGCTCAAGCTTAGACCTTGCAGCGCCTCTCAAAAAATAGGCAGGATGATAAGTGCAATACACCCACGCGTTCAGTCTTTCTATCCACTTGGCTTTCTCACCTTTCTTGAAATCTTTTCCCAGCAAAGCCTTCGCAGCAAAGTTTCCAAATATCAAGTGAACCTTGGCCTTGCCAGCATTTCTTTTGAGAGCTTCTTCATTGTAGATAGAACAGCAATGGATAACGATTTTATCAGGCTCGCCATCAACTTCAACCTCTATTCCATCAGACAAGATTATCTTCGGTGTTCTGCACCTCACACAATTTTGTATGTCACAATCAGAACGTTTGATGCCTACAGCTTCCAATTCTCTCCAAAGAAGCTTTCCCGACCTGCCCAAGAATTCTTGTCCAAGCTCATTTTCTACCTTACCCGGATTCTGGCCCCACACCATTATCTTTTTTCCAGTAACGTACTCCAACCTCTTCACTTTCTTAATACCAACAACGTTGTTTTGTGGACAAAAAGAACATCCTCTTTGAATATCAACTTTCGAAGCTCTAGCGATACGTTTGGTCAAGGCCTTCTTTGCAGCCTTAGCTTTCAGGCTACCAGCAGGCTCAATATTAAATAGCATACCATCAGGCATTTTTTACATCCCTCGACTTGGTTCTCTACGTACCACATCAGCATCATCATGATGTGTCGAAACTTCAAGAATGGAGCAGCCTCTATCACTTCGACCAACATAAAACTTATGCCAAGTGTTCGACGGAATAGTAACGGAGTTACTGGCACATAGCCTCATCGTAACAGCATTCATTTCCAAAAAACAAACACCACGAACAACCATAAACGTTTCTTTCTTTATGACGTGTCGATGAAGAGAGCTAGAACAACCTCTTTTCACTTCCAACAACTTACAACAGTACTCAGGTTCATTCACATACCAATACTCAGTACCCCAAATTTTCTCCACAATCTTGAGTGGTCCAGACTTAACAAGCTCACCCTGTTTTGGAGATACAACAAAAAGTTTCGGAGAAAGATGCTTCAACTCGCCTATCATCTATTTTCTCACCTTAGCAGCTACCAACAACCTTACGTCACCAGCTTCTATGACATGCATCCTATTTCCCGGATGCTCTACTTTGACAACCACATCTGTTTCCAAAAAACCCAAATACCTAAACACTTCAACCAATCTATCCAACGGCCACTCAATAACAACTGTACTGTCCAAAGAAGACTTGAGTTTCAAAGTCTCTTGAAACCGTCCTTGTGCTATATCACAAATTAATTTTACATATGTATTTCCAACTTCACACTGAGCTTTAAGAACCCAATCCTCACGACGAACACCGGAAAGATAGACTGCAAGACGGGATGTAATTTCAGCAAACTTCGAGCTCTTACAGGAAAATATTGGTTTGAATCTGCTTGACCATTTCAGACGTTCATCAGCTTCAGAAAAAGGAAACTCGTCTTTAGCTCTAACTTGAACCAACTGTTCAACACGACCATTTTTGCAGAGAACGGTCACGACGTTCTCGCCGTAATAAACTGACGAAGCAAGCTCATTCGACATCGTTCCAACAATTGAAACAGGAAATGGTACATGAGCATCTTTCAAAACCTCATGCACGGCGGTAAACAGAGACACGTTATCCGTAGCATACACCTTGCCCTTATGAAGATAGATACAATTCAGCTGAGGCACAGATGGGTCGTTTGTAGAACAACTTGAGGCGGCCAGTAAAGCACCAACCAGTTTTTTGTCAATCTGTAGCCTCTTCAGTTTTTCTAGCCTAGTGAAATAACCATAGCCAGCAGCATCAGGAGCATTCTCAAGTTCCAGTTTTCTGTTCCCCCACGAAATGCATATCTTTTTGTCTTTCTCATACCAAACAAACGGACTCGTTTTTCTACGATTATCATCCTTGTGCTCGTTCAAAGGTACGGAAACGACGAATGGCTGAAAGAGCCTACGGTCTATATAATAGGGTGTTTTCGGTAGCCAGCGACCTCTAGCCGGGGCTGTAGCCACTCCCATGAGGTCAGATGTCAAGTGAAAGCTAGCCTTGTTTGGATGCGTCAAATCAGCCCGTATGAAGTCAGAAGCTGTCATACCTGATTTTGATGGCACCAAATCTAACACTTTCAAGGCAGCTTGCATATCAACAACTTCAATCTCTCTAACATCCATTTACAGACCTCAAAAATTCTTCACGTGTAGCAGGATTCTTAAAAGCTCCAAGCAAGGACGTAGTCGTTGTGATGGCCGATTTCTTAACACCCCTCATTTCCATACACAGATGCCGACCACGAACAAGACAAGCAGCACCGGCCGGCTCTAAATGTTTCATCAGAAGTTCACTTATCTCAGTAGTCGTATCTTCCTGCAAGGCGGGTTTCTTTGCTACCAATTCAGCTAACCGTGCCAACTTCGACAATCCCAATATTTTTCCACTAGGCAGATAAGCTACCCAGACATTCATTTCTACAGGCAAAAAATGATGCGGACACATCGACCAAACATGCACAGGACCAACAGAGACCATCTCGTCGTTTTTTCCGGGGAAGGTCTTGGCTAAAATCTCTTCTACTCTCTGGCTACTACATACAAGACCATCAAAAATCTCAGAGTAAGCCTTAGCAACTCTGCGCGGCGTCTCGGCAAAATTATTTGTCCAGATATTAACTCCAAAACATTCACTCAAGCTCATCAGTATCTTTTTGAATGCTTCTTCAACATCTATTTCAAATCTACCAACTAGCCCATCCTGTTTTTCTTTACGAGTAAGCATCTTTAAAACAACCTCCCCCACTGTTTGTGCTTCTGTTGTACATACGGCTTGAAATCGTTCAACCTTGAGAACACTTGACCATTGAAAATAAACCGGTAATGTGGCGATGTCTGCAGCATACCAAAATCAAATCCACGCTCTTCAACTTTACGCTTTATTTCTTTCTGGACAGATGGGGCCAGAGAATCAAACATATTTTGTGGATTATTTCTATGACCAGCAGCAGTTGATACTTGGACAGTCGTCATTCTACAACGTTCTAAATCGGGAAGACATATACAACCATAACCCGATGACCTTGACCAACTACTTGAATCAACCGAATGCCAAGGATAGCTCATCGAAATCGATATGCTCGTCATGGCAAAAGCATGCAACTTTACACCACTGTACTTAGAAGTCAGTTCAAAAATTGATTCGTAATAAGCCTTCTCAGCCTTCCAATCAGACTTTCTCCACGGAAGCGTTCCTATACCGATATGTTTGTACCCTTCGTCTAAATAACGCTTCAGCCACGACAACGGCGAATCACCATGATAGACAGGAGACACTTTCAGGCCGGCTCTTTCCAGACGTTTCGTCATGGCATAAATCTTAGAACATTCTTTGACAAAATCAAACGTCACTGCAAAATCCCAATACCTACTGTCAGATTTACAAAATTTGATGTACTGAGAGATTACTTCTTCTCTAAGCTCTTCAATCGTCTTACCCCTAGACATAGAACCAACAGAAGCTGATGCGCGAATCTTTGCCGTCTGTTTCATTGCAAAATTGTGAAACGAAAAAGCAGAACTATCAACCATCAGATGGATTTTGTTTTTTATGGAATTGATATACGCAGCTCTAGCGCGTTCGGCATAAGAGAAAGCTTCTGGAACAACATAGGCGAAGTTTACACAACGATACCTACAACCTGTTCCTCTAAGCCACTGCTGGTCTACTTCGGTAGGATTGGTAATCGACAAGGCCAGATAGACATGCGGCAAATCATCAGTCTGTGGCTTAACATTCTTAGGAATATATCTTTCATCCAAAATCTCTACAGACTGTCTAGTCATTTACTTCTCACAGAACCATCCAAAAACAGCTTACAGATTTCTTTATCTTGACAAATACTTCCACAGACTACAATTTTGGGATTATATCCATACAGAACCAGACCATTCGCGAGAACTGAGTTCTTTCCAAAACAACTATCAACGTAACTAGACTTCTGTTTACGTTCATAGCACCCAAAACAAACGCCAGTAGACACAAAATACTTACCCTCAGCAATGTCCTGAACAGAAAACCTTTCAGAGCATAACAGACAAGGGAGTATCTTCTTCTGCCTAATCGAACCGAAGAACATAGTTGTTATCCATCAACATATTTTACAAAACCGGGAAGTTTGTCTCTAACAGTAAATGGTAGTCTTGGCGAGTAACTTTGCAGCGCGTCGATAAACTAAGAAACTCTTTTTTTGCCATATCGAAATCACTCGATTTTTTGATGCGGGGCGGCGTACCAAACCACATCTTCATCTGGCATCTTAGCCTTGGACTAGCTTGTTTGTACACTTGCTGCAAAGCCAATCTAGCTTCATAAAGTTTTGACAACGGCATCTGGTCTACAACAAACAAACTATTCAGATCTTCCACTTTGACAATCTGCGTATTCCTTTTCCGGCAAGAGTACTTCTTTACTACATTTATCAGGTATCGCTCAGTAGACATGTACACGAAGGTCGATATCTTCGTTCTGCCATCGTACACTCTCGAAGAATCAAATTGAATATAGGCAATACATTCATAAACCAAATCTTCTACATCTATCCACACCCGTATCGAAGCAGGAAGACATGCCCAATACTTCCAGCATAATTTTGCAACCATTGGAACATACTGCTTCATCAACGAACACTGAAAACGACGACCAAAACGACATATGGGGATATGCGTCATTCTTTTTCCTTCCGTCTAAGTTTTTATTTGGAGCAGCGTTCATTGTATTTTTTGTTAGCCCAACTGTCAAATGATATCTCATCATTTTACTGTGAACCAGTAATTCCTGTCTTTCAAAGCTTCGCGTAATTCGTATTGCCCAAGGAACTTCAACAGCTTTTGGTATTCATTCTGACCATACTCTCCTCTGTACGGATAGTGATAAAGCTGATTAACTCCACTCGCCATAAGAGATATAGCATCTGAACTAACACAGCCAGCCAAGTGTGAAAAACTTAAAGCTATTCTACTCATCCTCCAACAGTAATGAATTAGTTCCCACTTAGGTTCTAAACTCTTGTATTGCGACTGAACATAGGTCTTATTCATTCCAAATGGAAGACCCGGATTCAAACCAGCAATGATAGCTTCCTTGGCACGTACAGGGCCAATACCCGGCGCTCCGGGTAGATTATCTGACGCATCACCGGTCAGTGCTCTATATCGTACCCAGTCTTTTGGCCACACGCCAAACTCTTTAAACACATCATCAACACCATACAGCTTATCTCTCTTGGGGGAAAACACAGAAATCTTTTGGTCGACAAGCTGATAGAAATCTTGGTCTGTACTAACAATGACTATTTCATACTTATCTCTCAACACAGTACAGCACAAACCAATCAAATCATCAGCTTCAACATTATCAAACCTCAAATGCTTAAATTTCAGGATAGTGTGTAGCAGTGTGCATAACTTTGGAAATTGCAGAAAAGCTTTCTTTACATCCAAAGGCATTTCACCACCACTACGTCGATTGGCTTTATACAAAAACGGTGGCGTCTGATGACGCCAAGTCTTTCCCTTACCATCCCAACAAAAAACGACAGCGGCTTTTGGAAACAACTTCTCGGTCAATCTCTTCATAGCCATCATCCCACCATGAAGCATACCCGTAGGAAATCCGTCACTAGAGTGTAACGGAATGTGGGCATAAGCATACCGAAACCCAAAATTCTTTCCATCAACCAAAACTATCTTTTTCGTCACGGCGTAAATCCAGGCTCTAACTTGTAATCGTCATCAACAACTTTCCAATAACGGCTAGGATCTGGACCAGTCGATTCATTTATAGCATCGGCTATCTTCTGTGCTTTCTCCTTAGGCATAGACCAAAGAAGAAACCTCTCGTTGGGGTAATCACCACCAAAGTTATCTGTTTCGACTATACGACTCATCTTTCAAAATCCTCCTCGCTCAAGACAAAAACATCGTCCGAGAGACGTGATATTTTCTAGACTTTAAAACACTACGTCTCTCGAACGAACTACATCACGTCTATCAACAAACCAGAGTGTAGAGAACCAAACCCCCAGGGCCGAGAATTATCAAAGAAATAACTGCCCCCTTTACTGTACAACTTGAACTTCCACTTGATGGTGCTGGTAACGGACTACCATCAGCGTGAGCCGGAGGTGCAATAAACGTCAGTGATGACACAAACACCAAAACTAAGCACATCAACAGCGTAACGGCTTTCATTGTTCATTTCTCCTTAGCATTCGCAGCCTCTAAGGCCACGAAAATCAATTTGTTCAGGTGCTTTATGTAGAGCATCATGAAGAATCCAATTCACAGCTTCCAGCAAAACATCTTCTCTCGTTCTTAAACTCATACTTCCTCCTATTGTTGACGAGAACGAATAGCTTCAGCAAACACCTTAAAAGCATAAGCAAACGTAATTGGCTGCGACACACTTGGACAAAATTCAACAACTCTCATCGGATCAGAAAGACGATCGGCAATCTTAGCGCAAGCCTCGCGCTCCGCAGCTACCGCCTTGTCAATGGCGGAATGAAAAAGTTCCGCAACGTACGGAGTAAATTTTTCCACATACCTATCAAGCGCGTTTCCAGCAAAGCAAGTGCTTAGGGCTTTCCTTACCGCTTCCCGTGCGATGTCGCTTGGCGGGGTCATGGCTTCTCCTCGCAATAGCAAGGAACAAACGCACTCTTACCGTAGTCCCAACACGGCATCCCGCAGATGGTTACGACACCACCAATTTGCTTGCGCTCCTGTGCATTTTCTGGAAGATGCTGATGCCCGCAGGACTCGCAAACTTTCACATCTTTATCTCGCCGATAAGGTCGGTAAGGATTGCCGATGATGCTCATGCTTTCCTCCTCGACGCCTTCCACAATTCCCGCGTCGTGTGTACCCCAGTGTGTCCCTTTGGACGCTCGCACCTGAACCTTCCCCAAGTGCTAGAGCAGGTATCTCGGTTATGGGCAAAGCGCATCCGTTTTCGGCGACTCATGCTTTCCTCCCGGCTTCGAGGGCGGCGCGTCGTTGTCGATGTTCTTCACTGGGATGCATAGGGAAGCCGCCAGCATCGAATCCCCATTTTGTGCTCGGCCAGTGCTGCCACTAGCGCCGCCTCCCGGATGGCGGCGTCGATGCGCTTGGCCAAGGTCTTAGCAATTTCTTGGGTTACGTAAAGACTACGAACTGTTAGGGCTAACTTCTCCCCCGCGCTCTCCGCTTCTTGCTCTTGTGGGGTGGTGGTCATGGCGTCACCTCGCTGCTCGCGATCTTTCTTCTTCCTCTTGGGCTTCATCGCGGGCCTCGCGTTTCCTCGGTCTCGGTGACGCAGGCTCCTGTCCAATGTGGATATAGGTTTGCCATCGGATGCATCCCCTGTAAGTCTGCTCCACAGTTGGGACACTTCGCGTTGTAGGTCGCCCATGCACGTATGTCGGTTGGCTTCCATTCTGGAATATTTTCGGCATCGCTCACGGTGTCCTCCTCCCTATACAGCACACCTCATTTCAAATCGAGAACCGGAAACTGACTCGAAATTTCAAGAAACTTTGTAACTTCCTTAACCGACGATGTATGTCGAATAGCTAAGAAACCTTTCAGAGAGTATCGACTATTTTTTATCACCAGCAAAGACAAGAAAAAATTCGTAGCGTGATTCGGAGAATTCACCATACGCAGATAGGTTTCAACATCGCCATGAGAAAGTGTCGTCAAACCATTACAATGATGACCATGCCAATTACCAAGATGATGGATATCAGGACGATGACCCTCAACGGCACGAAACAACTTTTCTTGGTACTCTCCATCATTGAAAAAACTAGTTCTCGTTCGTTGTGCTTTTGGCCCAGCCGACAACACAGCACGAACTGAAATAGTAAAATCTTTTGTAAACGAAGTGTAGAAGCCTATCAACCGACCACCAGTCTCAACATTAGGATACTTACTACACTCTACGAACATACCATCAACAATAGCTTTCGGAATTGTGATTCTCAACATCACTTACTTCCCCGTATCCTAACTACCATTTCATTCAAGTTAAACCAGAGCATAAACAACTTGTTTAACAATTTTCCTAGCCTAGTCTTTTTCTCCCACCTACAACAATCATACTCAGGCGTTAGGCAATCAATGGGGAGTCCATCACAATCAGAACACCAATGAGCATCTGGTGCCAACCAAGAACGACCACGACACTTCAACATATCTAGACGCAACTCATAAATATTAGCCATTGCTAGACCTCTAAGCAGGAATTTCTTCTATCTCTGTTCCGATGTTCAAGTCACTAAAAGTCGAATAACCACAATTCGGACAACGACCAGCAACGTGCTACGATTTTCTTAGGATTACTAATCATCTTACTAACTCTCTATTACCAAAAATTCTACCAACCTTCAGCTTCTGTTCGAGAAACACCGTATAGCCCCGCCTATTTCTCAAATGATCGATAATCTTATCTTTCGGCAATTCATCAGCCTGATACACAGGCAAGGGATAAGCTATAGATACATTCTGAAACAGATGACGAAAACTACTAGCGGCAGAAAGGAATCCATTCACACCGGCGTAATCAGGGTCACAAAACATAACGATTTCTTTTGCACCTTTGAGCTGAGGCAACTGCTCGTTCGTTACACCGTGACCCTGACAAGAAACGGAATACCAGTTCTGTCTAGGACCAAAACATCTTTCTATGGCCAAGGCCTTGAAAATCCCTTCGGATAAAACAATCGTTGAACCTTTAGGCACAGGACACGGAACATTATACAATTTTTTGACACCATCGGAATTCAAATACCGCAACAACTTACCATCTACGCCTTTTCTGTTTCCGGTGATGTCCCGAGAAATCCAACCACACAAACCAACTTCAGGATAATGCACAGGGAAGAGTATTGAATGCGCCCACCGTCCTTCCAAGGCGCAACCGATGTTTTTCTTTTCTATCTGGTCTTGCGTTACACCTCGTTCCAACAAATACTTTTTCATGTTCCATAGAAGCATGTCTCCTTCATCTACGTCATAAAGAGGAACAAATTCTTTAGGCAACTCCGTCGGGTCTGGTCTAGCTTGACTGACATGTGGATTGGCAACAGCATCCAACTGACCCATCTTTAAAGCATAAGACAAAGACGTTACAGCATCTCTAGACGACCAACCACAATTGTAGCAGTGACCCAACCCCGTCAGATAGTTTACAGAAAGACGAAATCGATGGTCTGGCGATTCGTGCCTCTCGACACAGAACGGACAGCAGAGATAGATTTCTCCATCGCGTGACTGATGTGGCTTAAAAGCAACACCGTTCGTAGTAAGTGCTTCGATAAGGTTCATGCAGACGCCAACAATCCCCGCTCTCTCAAACCCATAGCACAATGAATTACAAAATCATCCATATTGTTGTCTTTTAGACAAAGTGAACAACTGATGATTCCCATTTCTTTATCGGTGGCTCTTTCAAAATGGCTTATCTCTACTTCCTGGCCATCAGCAATATGCAAACAAACGATGTAACCCGGTTCTACTTCGCCAGGATGTTCGTGACATTCAACGTAGGGATATTTTGGTTCTGGCATTTTCTTTCTCGCTGTTCATGAGGAACCTTTCAACGATATCCCAAAACATCGAATCCGGTCTAAGTCTGTAAGTCGCCAGCAAAATTCCGAAAAGCATATTCGCTGCTACTTGCGTCAGCTCCGACATAACTGCAGCAGCCAAAACCTGACAATCTTTCGACGTTCTTTTCACCCAGCACTCTCAACAACAAGATAGCCAAGATTGGAGATATGCGTTCTACCTTCGTGTACGAACTTTACAGCAGCGATTCCAACCGTAACGTTAACACACCCCGTATACTCGGCGAAGATATGCGAATTATTAGTACCCTCTCTTGAGGAATTGTTGAAAAGAGTAACATTCCACTTAACATTACCATCCAACTCATAAGGCTCGTCCACGTTAAACCTCGTCTTCCTGAAACTTTACAAGCTTGGCCATCGTTGCATCACGGTCATAAAAAACCGACTCTTCTTTTTTCATCATGATGTTACAACCAACTTTGGACCTGTCTGACCTATGACTGTCAACGTACAGATAACAACTATCATCACCCCAGTCACCAGCCCCTAGGCCAAGAACCAAATGGGCCTTTCTAACTTTACCTATTGCATCAGCTATTTTACCACCAGAGATTATTTTTACAGTCTGTGTATCTCGTCCCGTCTGTGACGCCGTCCAGCCAATCAACTGATGCCGTCCAACAAAAGACCTATATTCAGCATAAACGTCGGCCATCCTTTCGTGTTTTTCTTTTTTCTTGTCAGGCGGCACAAGCTCATCGTCATAATCAACTATAACGAAGTCTGGAGTAAACCCCATGTTTCTATCACGCTCAAACTGATCTTCTATTTTTCTGATCGACACTCCACCATCCGTACCATCATAGATTTTCAACTTCGTACGGATAGATTTTCTAACCCAAGCAAACCTCTGTCTGATTTTCTCTTCAGACTCATGCAAAGATTTAATAGGTAGATTCGTAACACAAGCATCAAATCTGTCCTCAACGTCATCCAAAGGATCTTCCAGTGTCCAGTAACTACCGCGCAGGCCTTGCAGAATATAAGCGAAAGTCGTCCACTGCAAGAAAAGGCTTTTTCCTCTTTTCCACGGCGCCATAACCAACCCTATATGGCCTCTAGAAATGATGTGCACCAACTGATCCAGTGGGTCGATAAGCAAAAAGGGGAACCTCTGACGACGGTACTGTATTCCCCTACGTGCTATTCTTTTTTCCAGTTCGTCCCAGTAATCCGACGTCCGAACGGAATTTTTGTAGTACTTCAATCCTTCCTGGCAGGTTTGTATCCAAGCGTCGTCAGTAAGCTTACCTTCCTGTTGCAAAGACATCAATTTGTCTACAGCAGAAGCCTTGGCTTTTTCTCTTTTGAACTGAACGATTTTATTGCCAATAGCAGAAGCGGCTTTTAACGTTCCGTTCTGAGACAAACGCTCGATGTACATATCCAATCTGGCTTTTTGTTTCTGATCATTAACCGTCTCAATGAATTGGAGCATCTGAGACCGTAGCAACTTACCCATCGGGTCACGATAAAGGCGCCAGAATTCTATCGCTTCCTTTGCGACCCAATAACGCTCTCGGCTCTCCATCCTGTTTCGTGGCAGAAAGTCGTCAGGCTCAAGCATGGAGCCATAGTCACGTAAAAAATTTCTGTCATAAATCAGGAACTTGATTAGTTCGTCCTGAAAATCAGGATCTTCGAAATAGGAGCCCTGTTCCATTCGCAGGCCCGGATTACTTCAACGACGAAGTTAGTTCTTCAATCTGATTACGCAGCCTTTCCAGAGCTTCTTGTTTTTGTTCCGGGCTGGCTGTGTTCGTGTTCCCTACCAGATTTATCGCCTTCTCTGCCAGCTCTTCTAATTCTTTCAGACTCGCCATATCTTTCTCTCCTTAAAACTTCTTGTGGGCTTTCACCGCTCAATAGAAACTCACTGAAGGATTTCGGTGTCTTACAAATCTCACAACCAACTCCGACTGCCGCCCAACAATTTCTGATACTCTTCCACACCAAAAGCCTGTGGCACTTCCTTCTAGGACAATGAAGTTCTTTTGCCATCAAGACAACTACCTCACGTTATTCGGTACTCTCCCGCCTTTTGGTTCTTTTCAGCCCGTCGTTACAACTCCACTAATACAAATCTTTCTATCGCTACGTTACCAGCCTTTATTCCCGAATCTTTCACAGCGCGCGATACAATCACTCTAGGTAAATTCTCTCCTGTTAGACGATACCATCACTGCCTCCAAATCTTTCCGTAATATCGTTACAAACCACTTGGGCAAATCTTTCAAAGCCCCCGATACTTTCATCTCTCTTTTCTAATCTTTCAGGAGTCACGATACTTGACCTGATTCGACGAATCTTTCGCTTTTTACGACACAAACAAGCCCCAAGCAAATCTCTCATAGATAACGATACACACTTCCAAGACGAATCTTTCTCATTTCAACGAAACAAACAAACCTTATCAAATCTTTCATCCGGAACGATACTAAACGCACTTATCGAATCTTTCTCAGAACACGAGACCTTCGCGGCCCTTCAAATCTTTTTGTGCTAGCATAGCAAACGAGACCTTTGAATCTTTCACTTCTCCAGATACATTCGTGCCTATCAAATCTTTCTTCTGACACGTTACAAACATAGGTTACAAATCTTTCGTCTCGTATGGTACTACACGTTGCACGCGAATCTCTCACCTTTGCAGTTACAACTCCACCTGCAACGGAATCTTTCATCATCTCCGTAACTAACTAGATATTGCGAATCTTTCGTCCTCTTCGACAAAATCATTTTTGCCAAATCTTTCGTCTCTCACAATACACTTCGCTCTTTTCAAATCTCTCGCGTCTTTCGAAACAAATCGTACATGACAAATCTTTCTCCATTCACGTTACAGATTTCCGAAAACGAATCTTTCTTTTCGATACACTTATGCCCACCAAATCCGTCTTGTTAAGTCACCAAGGAAAGCCTCTATACCGTCTACGACAGAGAATGCTGTTGCGTGAAATCAATTCCTGCTTTTGTTTTACAATTTTCGCATAGGATTTCAGAAAAGAATTTATTTGGCCTGTTTCGACTTCGAGTTTTACCTGCTCGGAACCAAGCATGGCCAACTGTTCGTCTCTTTGTTTCTGCTTCCAATTCAATTCAAGCTCATCGTTGGGATAGCGCTTTTTTAGTTCCTGCTGAAGAACCGTCTCGGCATGCTGACCGGTCAGAGTCGAAAGACGGGCACCGAAAACAGGAACATGTTTTAGCTTTGGAGACATCAACCGTCGGTAGAAACTGACCAGTATCTGAACGACCTCGTCCAGCTCGACGTGGTACTTCTCAGCCCAAAGCTGAAAGACCAACAGACGAAGCTGGTCTTCAGGATTCCTCAACTTCCAGAGCTGACACTGGAAGTGTTTTTGCAAGGCTTTGTCCACATCGTACTGGACGGCAAAAACTTTTCGCCTTAAAATCTTTTCTTCTTTACCTGTGTCCATATATGTATATAGATAGTATCAGTTCAATTATACATATCTTTTAGGCGGCCAAGCTTTCTGACCTCAAACGGGCCGTCCTGTTCCAGTACTCATATTGCCTAAACTTCTGATACAAAGACTGTCTCTGTGTATTGGTGAAGGCCACACCCAGCATAATCTAAAACATCTTTTTCTCCCCATCGTTTCAAGCTACGGTTATAGCAATCAACTTTCATGTCCATGATGTAAACGCGAGGCTGTTTCAGCCTACGAGTTTTCTTTTTGGCCATTTTAGGCAACAGCCTCCTCTTTCACAGACAACTTATCGATCAGCTTTTTCAGCTCTAGTTCGGCTCTGTCAAAGATGTACGATGGGTTCATCAGATAACTGGCACGACCTGAGACGATTTTCCTACTCTTCAAGGCAGCTCTACGGTTTCTGGCAGCCATTTCAAACCGGTGCGTTCCTTCTCCGTTTGGAGACTTATCGGAAATGTCAAAGTAGAGAAGGCCACTCTTTCCTTCACACATTCGGACGCCGCGACCGTACTTCTGCACGGCGTCGTTTTTCGAACGCATTGCAGCAGCATCGATGATGACGTCAACTATTTTTATGTCTATTCCTTTTTTGAAAACTTTGTTGGTAATAATCAGACGAACGTCACCTTCTTCGAATTGCTTTTTTGAGCTAAGACGCTCATCAACCTTCTTTTGGCCAGAGATGACTCTGTGGTCAACGTCACTTAGAGAGCTGTGTAACAGCTCGATGTGCTTTAGACGTTCAACCAACACAATGACGTGTTTGTCTCTTTTGATAGCCTCACGCACAAGACTGCAGACCAGATTCAATCGTTTTTTATTGTGTACGATGGCAGAGGCATATTCTTTTTGAGCCTTACCCATGAAAAAGCCTCTGGTCTTTTGAAAATCGTTTTCGAAGTCAACAAACACAGCCAAACCCGGAGACAGAAAACCTTCTTGTACGCCTCTCTCAAGGGCGTATTCGAAAATCACAGGGCCACACAAGTTAAAGGCTTGGAGCCTTACACGTGTCTTTCTCAGTTCGAGGGTGGCCGTCAGGCCAAATACGAGAAGAGGATTTATGGAAGCAACGGTCTGGAAATTTCTACGGTTCATTGCCAGATGAACTTCATCTATTACCATAACAGCAAGCTTGGAAGACCAAGGACGGAACTTACTATCGTTTCTATGCAGATGCATAGTCTGGACGGTTGCGACTGTAACCCGTTTCGGGTCAAAGACACCCTTACCGATTTGTCCTACGTCTTCACCCAAAACTTTCGACAATTCGGCTTGTGCTTGTTTCAAAAGAGTAAGTTCGTCGACGATGAAAACACACTGTCCATCAATACGACTGAAATACATTCCAGCGATGTAGGTCTTCCCCGTGCCAGTAGAGTTGAGAACCAGACCACCACTTTTGACACGCAACATTTGTGCCAAGCACTCCATTTGATACGGTCTATCCGAAACAACTCCCATCGGTTTTATTTTTGGTGGCTGGCGGAAATCACGAATCATGAAAACGCAATCGGCCTCTTTTTCAAGCTGTTCCCGCATAGCGAGGAACAAGCCAGACCCCAGAGTGTCTCTCTTCAGCATCTTTATGTAACCATCCCACCCAACCCAAATCTGTTCACCAAACGTTGACGAGGCAGGATTCTTGTCTAGTTCGTAATGGCCGTACTTGTCTTTCACGAATTCCCAGCCATCGACACGAAACTTCAACTTTTCAACAAGCTTTACATAAGGATACGGTCGGACGAACAATGCAGTCCGATTTCGAAGAACGACTCCGACTTGTTCCGCCACGGCGTCTTCCTTTTCCAGCGGCTTCTTCCTACCCGTGGCCGCCCACACGTATATTTTACAATTTTCAGTTGGCTGTCCAGTTATGAATTACTCTAGCCTCCATACCTACAGAAGCACCGAATAATGCACGACCAGACCAGCGAATCGCTTTAACACGACTATGCTCGGTCTTATACAACAAAAAACTTTCCCCTACAAAGATCGCTGCACCCGTTAAAGCAAGACGTTTATCGGACGGATACCTTCCATACAACCAAGTAGTAGCCTCTTCCGTCGTTCCAAAGCATATCGTCTTTTTCTGATGAAAAGAATACGAACAGCCAGCATGATGTACACCATTCGCAGTCAGAGCATAATCGGCTGAATACAGCCCCGCCAATACCAGTGATTCAATAACAAAGTTCCGTTTCGAATGTTCAGGAACTTTAACGACTGGCTTCACTTTCGAATACTCGAACTTTGAACCTTCAAAATTTACTTTCGGCTTCGGCGTATCTGGCAGCTCATCGGCAAAAGTGACTACAGCTGAAAAGAGAGACATCAAAAACAAAACCAAGGTCTTCATGTTCATATCCTCCAAACCTCAAAATATAAAAGAAGGACAACTTTTCGTTCCATGTGGATCTAGCTTAGAGTTACAAACAGCAAGATACGAATGCTGTGCCACTACACTAGAAATCCACAAACGACCTGCCAGCCTAACATATTTATTCTTGTTATGTTCTGTCAGGTAAAACACACCGACCTGTGTGGCAAAAAATCCTAGATTCGTTACAGCCTGCCTCGATGCGGATGGATGTTTCCCGAATACTGGATTCAATTCTTTCCCACCATTATTAAGCAGGATTCGCGTCGTAACTGCATCAGCCGTCTTGGATGCAGCCAAAGCAAAAACCCCAGCCAGAAACACACGGCGGTTTAGTACGGACCTTTCAACCAATTGCTGACGTGTAACATTCAGAACTTCTGGCTTAGGCTTTGGCGAATCAGGCAAAGCCTTCTCGTCATTAGCCACAACTACTCCTACTAACAACAAATTCAAAAACAACAAACATATAACTCTCATCGTTTCCTCCATTTTTGGCAAACAAAAAGGCTACCGAATTTCCGGTAGCTTTTGGACTGCTTCTGGTCAGCATCAACCGCACCCTAATTATAGTAAATCAATAGTTTTTATGTCAAGTACTTTCTTTTTTTATTTTAGCTGCACAACAACAACAGCAACTGATTCTTTCCAAGACGCCTCATTAGCAACTTCCTGGCGAAACATATCTAACTGATTTTGCAGATCATCAAACGTGGGTGGATCTACACGTGGACCATCAACAGAACCTATTGTCCACGTCTTGTTATGTGTGCTTCCTCCACAAACACCAGACAAATGAAAAACATGCAAATCTTCGGAAGTCTTTTGTCTAAAGCAATGAACTAGAACATCATGCCCATGCTTCGATTTTACAGCTACAGAGCTAATGTGGTTCATACATAATACTCCTCACTCTATCGCCTCAATCCATATCTCATAAACTCTCAAGAAAAGAATTCCCGTCTGTGGTCCATTTCCAAGATCCAGAAACACAATTACAAATACCTGCGATAAATTTGTACCTGGTGGCAATACTACTACATCTGTCCTCTGCGTAAACGTAAATCCTTGCCCATTTGTTGTCCCTATATACTCAACTACACCAAATAAGCCTTCTATTTGTTGTCCCGCTCCATTTACTCCCCCAACTTGAAAAATTACAGTCCAAGTATTTTGCGCACCCGTAACTGGTGAAATGGTATTTAGGGTTATGGCCCAAGAGATCTTGGCTTTAATAGAAGAATAGTTTTTCGACAAGCCCGGTGGTGCGGTAAACTTTTGAAATGCAGCATTAAACGTAGCTCCGCCAGAAGCTGAAAACAGAGAATAGGTTGTGAAATCGCCATCTATGGCAGCAAGCGGGGCTTGAACCAACCCATTACCATCTGGAGTAAGTACTTGTTGAAGTGAGAAACCAATTAAGTTCAAATTTCCATACTGTGAACCACTACCTCCATCATTATTTCCAGTCGTATCAGGCGCTCCCTGACGTGGCGTAAAACATGAACCAACGAAAAATCTAAACTCACCTTGTAGCGCAGTTTCTTTTATAGTCGTAGCATTGAATACTTCAGATCCACCTACAAACTCTGGATCATCATAATAGATGTAGTACAACGTATTGTAAGACAAAGAAGTAATCGAACCACTAGATATGGATAAATCAGTATTTCCACATCGCATCGTAAAGGCAGCGATATTAATTGTGGCTGTAGAGCCTGCATCATGACCAGTCAATGGATTGGTCAATGGTCTATACGAACCATGAGATCCCCTAGTAGCTTTATAGATAAAAACATCGTCAAACCGAGCATCCATATAGATGCCAGTTGATCCCGTGTTGAAAGCAGCACTGGTAGTCGTTATCTGAGCGTTACAATCCAGCTGCAAAAACGCAGCTGTTACTGGCACCGTAACAGTGGCATTCAAAAACTTATAACCACCACTAGCACTAGTTATGGAATTCGTTGTCCCACCACCAGCAACACTGTTACCATTTGAGTCAAAGAAATTCAACTGCAGATTAACAGACCCTGTAACACCACCGGGCAAAGTCAAGCCAGCATCCCAACGAGCCCATCCACCAAAGTAGTAGTAATCTCCACCACGAACAGGAAACAATTTTGAACGACCCGGATTCGGTGCATCTCCTGGCCACAACAGATCAGCAGAAATATTTGTACCACTAGCTATGGCCTGACTCTGTGACAACTGAATATGGCCATTCTTCTGACCCGTTCTAGGATTCGGGCCCCCATTTTCTACTTCCATCTTAAACTGAACGTTCGAACCTGAAGCAGCTACCCAGCCATCAGCCAACCACTGACCATTACCAAGCTGCAAACCGGTGGGATAATTGTTTGTTGCCTTCTCGAAGCTAGGATTGTTTACAAGGTTTGCTCCCGCACTACCGAAACTACTAAGAATCAGTGCTCCATTACTATTGAACGATCCAACAAACGTCCACGACTGTCTGTTACCAGAAGTGTCGTAAGCCCGAACCCAAACAGAAGCTACGTCTAAATCCCCAAGAACCAATCGAACAGACCCATCGGTAGAGGAAGGCAAATTCGGCGCCTGTGTACTAGCAGGATTGGCCCCGGTATTGTTCGTGAAAAATTCGAACCCAACTAAATCAACTTCCGTCTGTGTAGGATTCGTCTGTATTACAACACCACTAGAGGATACAGAATCAGTCGGTGCATAAACAGCTACCGGAAAATCTGCGTCTCCTGCCTGAGACGTAACAAAAGGAGTAAAAACAGACGGCAAGCCTCCAGCTTTTATGTGTACTCTAGCTCTATAGAGATACGTCTGACCAGTAGTAAGGCCTTTTACGTATAACGGATCCTGCTGAATCCATGCACCACTCGCCTGAACCCACCTACCAGCAACATGATAAGGCCCTAAAACAAGAGACGATGGTTGTACAGACGGCAACAGAAAAGCAATCGAGGCACCACCGATAACAGTCGAGCTAGCGTTAGCGGTAATGGTATTCGAACCGATATTACTTATCTCGTCGTTTACTTCAAACTGACTAAACAATCCCGTCCTATCAGTTCCACTAAGATTCGACCAAGTTATCCCACCACTATGTCTAACATTTGCGTTGACTATCAATTCATTTGCAGCCGCACACGTCAAAGTATACGATAGCGTACTACCATTAGTATTAGCAGTAGCTGTAGCATCAACTCCACCTACTTGTCCTGTATACTCCAAAGCAACTACACCAAGCCTAAACGGGCCCGAAGAGATAGTTACGGTTATGACATTTTGCGTCGATGAGCCAACAACGCCCGACGCATACCAAAAATCTATCTGGTCGCCAAGGCCGTTCCCGGCGTTTAAAGACGCTCCACGAACATAGTTATTTCCAAACGTATCCTTCACACTCGTAACGTAACTCGACCCGGAAGGTAAAACGATCTGAGCTATAACGACAACTATTGTATTTCCTTGTGTATTCCCACCAGAAAAGCTGACTGTACTTTGGGTTGTAACAACACTATTCACATAAGTCGATTTGTTTACCTGCACCGGTGGGCCTAGAGGCTCTTGTGACCAAACTTCAACTTCGAAATGGTCGAAGAAACGCTCTTGCGTTTGCATGTTGGCGATTATCGCCGTCGACGTTTGTGTCTGCGCCATTTCTTACCTGTACTGCCTATTTATCTGTCTTACATACTGCTGCCAGCTCTCATTTATCAAATCGCCAGAATACGGCTGGAATGGGGACGGTATCACTGGATCTGTATTTGGACTAGGCGGAGTAGGCACTTCTATAACATTGTTCACATTATCGAAAGAAACAAGACCCAAGGCAGTGTAGATATGGCTGAGTACTGCAGACCACGGCCCCGTTCCGATAGGATCTGTTGCTCTAGCTTGAAAATATCTCTGACCAACAGCATCATCAACTGTCAGAGGAAATGTAACCGCAACTGCGAACGGAGACCCACTAACAGCAAAATTGACGGCAGCAGAACCTGATGCAGCAAACATAGTCAAAGAAGCATCTTTGAAACATTGAAAATCAACTTTACCAACCTGTATTCCAGACACATTAACAGCAAGAGTCAAAGACTCACCATCAACGACCAGTGTACATACAGGCGGCGGAATGGTGAACTGGAAATTGAAAGCCGGCGAATATTCATTCTGCAAATTAGCGTAGTAAACAAACCAGTTGAAATTCCTCTTCAGAGCAATGGTATTGTCATAAGTGAAAATCAAATCGGCGAACGAAGCGAACGTCTGCTTGAACAATAGAGTAGCATTGTCAGAATCACGTATCTCAGAGAATCTTATATTTCTAAGATCACCCGTCAGGCCTATGCTGATAAGAGGACGCAACGGGTCAGTTATGTTAGCAGTAGCATAAGGTGCGCCCGGAACCAGAGGATAAACTATACGTATCACTCTGGAAAAACGAGATACAGCAGCACCATTAATTTGTCTAACATACCAAATCTGTTCATACTGCGAGCGGTGCAGTGTCACGTAACGACTAGTTGTACTCGTCACCAACCCGACAGAATTTATTCCCCACCCCGAATCGACTCTACGTATCTCTGCTCCTGTTACAGGCAAAGCACCCAAATCAAGCCACACTTGTGGTACGCCACTGTTGGACGGGCCATTTGTCGTCGAAACATAATCACCTACACTCAGATGTTGCTCTAGCTGTGCTCCCCAAGCATAAGCAGCAAAAGCAGTCTGTGCAGAACCGAACGGTGACCTCACCTGCACCTGTACATCTGGATTGGAATTAGCAGGAGCCGTCCCCGACAGAATAAATCTCTGCCAGTTCTGATTCACTTGTGCAGACAAAATCAGAGAGAAACTGGCTTGAGGGTTATCTTGCACCACAAGTTCTACTGTCTGTGCACCAGTTGACTTCAACCAAACAGACAAAGTAAAACTTTGGCCACCCACAAGTGGGGGAGTCACATTCTGTTCTATACCAGCAAGAGTGTTCGCAGCGTGGCCATTAAACGCCAATGTATCAGCAGTAAGTGTCCCATCTGGAGCAATTTGATTGTTCGGAGTAACTCCTGTCTGTACTGCAGTCCATGCACTGGTCTGATCAAAAGACTGAGAAAAAGACAACAGGTTCTGCCCTCTAGCTATAGACAAAACTTGCAAGTCTAAAAAATCACCAGTGAACATCGTCCCTAGACTATTCAACGTCTGTGCAGGCGGCGTTATGGCAGAATCCTGTGGCTCTAAGACATTCGTCGGCGTTGGCAGAAACCTTTTTAGCAACTTTTCTACGAACAAATCCTGACCAAACTCAAGAGTGGAAACAATGACTTCGTCAGGAAGAGATTCCACTGACACGTTCACGCTACGCACAAGAAAATTAATCGTGTAGCTCGTCTGTATCAATGACGTCGTATTCGCCGTAGGAAGCGGTGCAGCATTCAGCTCAGCCTGAGCACCCCAAGCAAAAACAGCAAAGGCAGTATTCACTCCTGCCGGAGATGCTATACTTAACGTTGGCGTAAAAGTGCCAGCTTGTGTTACACTAATGAAGAATTTTTGCCACGAAGTCGTAACATGACAAACCAACGTCTGCCCTTGACCATTTCCCAAAACAACATTTACAGGAGCGGCTGCTTTCAACCAAATAGATACCGTATACGGGCCGGCCACCGCCGTGTTTGATGATGCTTGGGAAATTCTAATAGCACCAGCAGACCCCGAACCATCATAAATCAGTTCATCGGCAGACAAAGTACCATCCGGTGCAACTGCACTATTTCCACTTACGGTTAATCCCTGTGTGGTAGTCCACACAGAAGAAACCATAAATGCACTACTCCAAAGAAGATAATTCTGACCTCCTATTCCCCTAGGCGGTGAATAGACCGGCAAATACCTCCCTGAACGTGGAAAGTCTTGCGTCTTGTCACGGAAGTAATCGTAAATCGTGTAGCTCCCATCATACTGTGGAGCTTCTCTATCAGATATCGTTGCAGAAGCGGCGAGAGCGGCTTCTTCGCTTGTTCTAGGCAAAGGATTTAAATCAGCAAACACACCCGTCCTAAAACCGTTGTCTCCGACTAAAGCACCTTCGTTCGAAATGGAAGTCGGATCTTGAACTCTAGCTAGCGCTTTTCCAGCAGCCCAAGATTGTAAATGAATCCTCGCTCCAGCAGCAGGTATGGTTCCACCAACCCACGTATTCAAATTCGACAAAGAACCGGCATAGAACTGCAGAGCATCGGCATTTACTCCTTGCACTCCTCCACCTTGCTGTCCGACGATGGTAGCTACTTGCTGGCCAAAACCAAATCCCAAATTATATGGCTCCACCGGGCCCGGCGTCTTTATCGGCAAGTTCAAACCCGTCGGGCCATACAACGACTGAACAGTAAGAAGGCCTTGCGGCGGCTGATTCAACAAAGTATAGTTTAACGTTAGATTCAACTGCACAGCATTCAAAGGTACATACAAACCAAACGACGGCAAACTGGCAGTAGTATAGTATTTCGTCGGAGTCGGTGTTTCAGGATGCAGCAAATCTATGTCCCACACAATGAACGTAATCATGGCTTGTGCGGGAAGGAATGTGTCCCCGAACGGCGTTCCGGCAAGAGTCCTGTAAATCTGATCGTACCTTGACCATCTACGAGCGGTTATAAACGTCTCAAGAAAATAGTGATGGTTTATCTTGACTGTTACAGGAGTACTTCCAGGCAGTGGTATTCCGTTCAATATCGGCTGTATCTGTAAGCCAGACGCACCAGAAAATGTAACAGTTACGGACGTTGTCAACTGCTTGAACGTACCACCAGTCCATGCAGACGCTTGAGCCGTTGTTCCGGCACCACCAATTCCCGGAGGGCCAGAACTATAAGAAGAATCAGAGATGCTTAAAACAGGTACACCATTTATTTTTACGGTAAGAACCTGTCCTTGTACTTCCAGTCTAAGCAAATCGCCACTGTTCAGTGCAAAGTTACCAGAAATCAGTGACGAGAACCCACCGGATAAATACGTACCCAACTGTATCAACACACTATTTCCAAACGGCCCAAGAGCAAGTGCTGCATACCCATTGCCCGAACCATTAAAACGAACAGCAGGACCTATCGACGTTCCTGCCGCCGGTAGGGCCGCCATCGTAATTTCAGAGTACTGGTCGTTTGGCCAAGTGACTTGGTTATTTGCAGCCGCACTTGTACCAACCGATTGCGGTTTCGCGCTACCAGCAGAAAAAATAAAGCCGTTGAAGAATCCACCATTTGCCGGACTAATCCAATTTCCTGCAGAGAAAGCGTCCTGCGCCAACTGAACTCCACTGATAGGCGGTGCAACAGAAAACCCCAACAGACAGGCTGCTTGCGTCGGTGGACTTGTACTATAAACACCTCCCACCAAACCGTTACACATTCCGGTAAAGAAAAATTCTCCATGCTGCATATCAAGATGACCGCCAAGCTCAACACCGTTCTGGCCTTGTATATACTCCGTTCCCAAAGCACCAGAAGCGGACATCTGAGACGCAAGAGACCCTGACCCTAAAGAAAAAGCAAACTGTGGGTCAACAACGTTCCAATTGTTTGAAAATTGAGCTTCAGTCCAGTCTTCTTGCAGAAGTAGCCTACTAGAACCACGAAACATAGCATGACGAAGAGGAAAACTGGAAGTTACACCATCACCGATAAAATAATCATCACGGATATTTTGTGGCTCAACGTCACCTATCACTATGGCATCGTTTACAGGCGGAACTGTCAGAACACTGGATTTCAAAGAATATGGATCGAAAGTACCCTGACCCAGTATTTCATTGTACGACACACCCAAGCTCGTCCCACTATAAGGCTCAAACACCAACTGCTTGTTTACCATCTGATAGTAAAACCGAGCAGCATCACAAAACGTCTTTGCCAAATCAGACCACTTCTGCGTTGGATCATACTGAAAATAGGGAATCAAATCTCCAGCTTGTACCCTACTCGTAACATCAAAAAACCCCGGAGCTAAGATATTTGCCAAATTCGACAAAATCTGACCCATAGTCTGATTCACAAAAGCCGGTATGAACGGTATCGACTTTATGTTCAGAAGATATTCATCGGATGTGGCCTGTACTACATAACTCTGACGCTGGAACAATGTATTAGGAGAGTTAGCGCCACTACCCAAATGGTCTACTTGTGGAACTGACGTGACAAAACCGGTAAACAGAAATCGACTTTCTTTAGTACTGAATACCTGTATATAGGAATTTCTTACAGGCGGTGTGAACAGATTATCGATGTTTCCAAGAGTGAAGTTACAGAGATTTGGTACGTTGATCGAATCTTCAACTTTCAAAGACCCGTCTAAAACATAACGGGTTATGTCAACTACGCCGCCACCATTGTTTAGTAGAACTTGTATAGCCACAGTCTACTCCACATCATCCAAGCTCACCATTAAATCCACCAAACCCCTGCCTTCCCCTGTTAGCATACAACGCTTGGAAAGCAGCATCCAAAACAGACGAAGGTGATTCAACAGGAGACACTCCTGCAACAGACGCTGCAGCAGAATTCTGTGTAAAACCTCTGCCAACTCCGGGTGGTACTCCAGTACCACCACGACCAACACCTGGAGGCACAGGAGGTATTGGACCTACTGCTGGAGGTGTTACTGGAGCAGACGGTGGAGCCAAACCCAAAGCTTGCAGCAAAGCTAGCAAACCAGCTGTACTACTTGTCGGTGCACCAGACAAAGCAGCTATGATAGCAGCAACTAAAGCAGATCCCTGCGTGCCGCTCATGACATTTATCAATTCTTTCAAAGCGGCTATTCTGGCAATATCTTGATCTATCGTCTGCATCTGTAACTGAGCCAGCTGCGTCTCAAGACCAACTCTGTCTTGTGCCAAATTGAATATCTTCTCTTCAGACTTCAACCTATAACCAGCAACACTAATCTGTTCGTTCATCTGCAACAACTGCTGATTTCTCTGCAACTCTATCTGTTCAATCTGTGCCAACTTTGTCTGAGCTTGTGTGCGCATCCTGGTAGGGGCACCAGCAGCAATAATATCTTGTATCTGCTGGTTTGTTTGGGCAAGATACTGTTGCCTCTGTAACAACAAATCGTTGTACTGCAGAGCATTGTTTATCGCATCCTGCTCATCTTGATTCAGTGTAGCCAGATTTGTAACTCGCAAATTGGCAAAGCTATCTTTCAGAAACTGATTGGCCTCAACAACATTTCCACCAGCATTAATGTACTGCTTGTATTGATCGATGATGGCCTGTACACTCTGCAACAGAGGCTGAAAAGCCGTAGGCGAAGAAACTATCTGTAGATTTTCTCTCAACTGTTTCAAAATCTGTGCTTGCTGTGCTTCAAGCTGGGTAATCTGTTGATCTAGCTGTGGCAAAATCTGGTTTAGTTGGTCTCTTCCACCCTTCTTTCCAGACAATTGAGTTATAGCTTGCTGTCTTTCTTCTTGTAACTGCTGAATCGTCTGCGCCAAAGTAGTTTGCTGAGTAGCAAACTGGCGCATAACGACCGTTATCTGGTCGGTTATCGTTTTGGCAATATCTTCAGCAGCCTTACGAGCTTTACCACCAAATATTCCACCAAACAAACCTATAGCTGCACCAGCGGCCGCACCAATAGGGCCAGCAAAAGACAAAGACGCCCCGAACAAACTACCAATACCACTAACGACTTTGCCAATACCCTGACCTATACTCTGTCCACTAATAGCACCAGTAATTCCAGCTTGTAGCGGCCCTCCCTGTCCCTGTAAGGCAGAAGCAAAAGCACCTATCTGTTGGATTGTTCCAGCAATCGATTTCGTCAAGTCCTGCAAATTCTTTGTCACATCTCCAATATGCTTCACCAAATCACTGAAAGAAGAATACACAGCCTCCACAGGACTTATAGTGGCCTGTCTAGTCGTAGCACCGGATGGATTTACCGCTCCCAAACCCGGAACAGATACTACCACATTCGAAGCGGGCTGGGGCGTTCCACCAGAAGGCTGTGTGGCAGGTTGGGGTTGTTCTGAAAACTGCTGCCTACCTGCAAAAGAAGACAATGTCGAATTCAACGACAATACTGAATTTGTCAATAAACTGAATGCATCTGGAGCTGGTTGCGTCTGTTGCTGTCGACCACTTCTTTGTCTTTGTTCTTCTTGTTGCCCAACAACCTCCTGTTTTGGTTGCTTCGGAAACAGGCCATCAACAAATGCAGTCAGTGAATCACTTACAGAACCAAGCGAAGCAACCAAGCTATTTATTACATTTGGAAGAACTTGTTCAGGCGTTTCTTGTTGTATTTTTTGAGCAGCAGTCGGTTCTTCTTTTGGCCTCTCTACATAATTCTTTTCTTCTTTTGCAACAGGTGCAGCCGTGACGGGAAGATTGGTAGCTGCTGCTCCCAGCTGCTGCAGCATAGTCTCATAAATAAATGAAGGCGTATTCAAAAGCAGCTGACTCAAAACATCGTACTGCTCAGCTGAGCTTGCTGGACCAGCTACTCCAGTCGACGATTCGGGTAACTCCTTACCTAACGAAGACGTCGATGGTTCTTGACTCGGCCGTGCTATCAACGACGGTATAGAACCAGACGGCTGTTCTTCTTGAGGCGACTTTACTCCAGAAATAGATGTGGCAAACTGCTGTACCTGTGTAACAGCAGAACCTAAAGCCGAACTAAAACTATCTACTACAGATTTTGCTGTTCCTACTCCAGCACCAAACAAATCAAATGACTTCTGAAGCTGCTCGTGAAGCTCATCCATAGGAGACTTGATACCCCTCGCACCAAGTCCAGCCTGTGTCGCCCACTTAGAAAAAGCTTCTTGAGCATCAAAAATCTTAGAAGCAGAAGCAAGAGCGTCCCTCAGTTGGGTTAGAACTGGTACAGTTACCTTTCCTTCAAGTCTAGTCTGGATATTGTAAGTCTGAACTCTTTCTTTCAGTCCTATACTACTAAGAGCTTCAGCTATCTGTCCAAAACCAGAACCAAGTACTCCACGTACCCCAACGATTGATTCTTGTAATCTAACTATCTCGGCGTTTGCTTGAGCAATCTTGTCAGCCAACTTAAGGAACTCGTCGCCGGTGAATAAACCTGACGACATCATAGTAGTCCAAACTTTGATCAACTTCTCATACTGACTTATGAGGTTCTCAGTAGCTTTCGTCTGATCGGCGCTACCAAAAACAAATCCACGACCTGCAGGCCCAAAAGACTGAGCCATCCTTCTTTCGGCTTCAAGAAACTGCAACTGCCTTTGGGATTGTACCTCGGCCTGTCTCAGCTGTAGTTCAGGAATATTTGACTGCAACTTAACCAACTGATTCTCTATATCCTGCCTTTTCTTCTGTTCGGCTAGCTGTGTCTCGGTTAACCGTACCTGAGTCTGAGCCCCAGACTTATACTTCAATTCTTCAATGGATATGAAAGTAACCAACTCATCCTGCAACAAAGCCTTTCTTCTAGTAACATATTCCGACAACGTAATTTCACCATTCTTTTGTGCATCCTCCAAAGCGGATTGCTCTTGCTTCAGTTCTTCCTGACGAACTTCAAGAATGGATTGGGCCCTAATCTGAGTAGCTTTTTGTTCGTCTTCGTCTTGCTGACGGTCGATAGCAGCAATCTCTTTTGCAGCAGCAGAACGAGCCAAAACTTTCCTTGACTCGGTAGTCGTATCAAGATCTTTTACTTCCAAAGCGAACTCTGGCCTCTGTATCTGACCAGAAGCTAGTTGGAACCTCAATTCTTTCAGTCGTGCTTCACGTTCCTGTTCTATCTCTCTCAGAGTATCATTAAGCTCTTCTTGACGATACTGTTTCTTCTTAGCAACATACTCAGCAAGAATCTCTAGTCCAGTTCTGTACGATTCTTCATTCGCATCTTTTTGAGCCTGCAAGCTCTGCTTCTGAATATCAAGAAGTCCTTTTGCGGTATCTTGCTCAAGCTTCATCCGCAACTGAGCCAGTTTGCGCTGCAGAGCTATATTCTCGTCTGTGTCAGTTATGATACCCGTTCCCGCCACTCCACCAAAAGGTACATTCGAAGGAGTCTGTATTCTTTTGAAAGTCTGCTCCAATGAAACCAGCTCATCTTCCATGCTACTAAGATTGGATTTCGACTTTTCAAACAACGAATCTTTCTTCCCTATACCAAACCATTCTTTACCATAAAAGGAAGGAATAGCCTTGAGCTGGTCTAGCGCACTAGCATCTTTGAGTGAATTAAGAAACTGTTGTTCTCTCTGCAACGACCGAAACGTATCTTCAAACGAAGGTGGCTTCAAGGTAGCCAAAGCATCTACTACTTCTTTTATCGTGTACTTGACCAGAACAAAGGTCTCTGCTATCGTCTTCGCCAAGCCTGTTATTGTCGTCAAACGACTAACAAAATCATCAGACAACCTATTGACCTGTCCGAAAGACGCAATAACAAACCCTAGCTTGATTGCCTCAAGAGCCTGAACTATCAACGTCTTCAAACTAGAAACAACAGAGATAAGGGCTTTCACCCCCTCTATTGCAGGAACTAGGAATACTCCTAATTTTCTTCCAAGCTCTTCTATCAAGTTCCCTTGAGACGACAAAAAATTCAACCCACTAGCAATTACTGCAAACAACTGCTTCATACCTTCAGACTGTACAAACCCTCTGGCAAAACTTTGGAACAATCTTGTCGTAACTACACTTATTTGATTAAGCTTCTCAGTAAAAGTCTCAGCAGGCTCACCTACAGCTTCGAATCTTTTCGTTATGGCCTCCAGAGCCTTGTTGAATTCAGCCTGCTTTCTGGCAGCATCAGACATCGTTGCCGACAGCCCACGGACAGCCAAATCCTCTCTATTTAAGCCCGTAATACGGCCCAAGGCCATGAATCTACCGGTGGCTAGCCCCTGATTAAGGGCATTTATGGCCTGTGTGGCATCTCGGCCCTGGGCGCGTGCCAGACCCACTGTGGCGCGTGTCAAAGCCGTCATTTGTTCCTCTGTGGCCTTGACACCCGACTGCATGAATTTATTAGCAGTCCTGTAGAGCTCTACATCGTTTACAAGGTTATGTGTAGCTGTCCGTAGGTCATCGAGAAACTTTGTGGCGTCGATGCCTTTTATCTGTGACAATTTTTCAAACTGTTCTCTCACTTGCTGTAATGGGCCACTAGATTCAATAAACCTCTTCATCTTGACTGCCAGACCTTCTAGTACATCAGAAAGAAGTGTTCCAGCAGCAACAGCCCCTGTTAAAATACCACCAAAAGAACTACCACCAAGACCAAACAAACCACCAAAGAATCCTCCACCTCTTCCGCCACCACCTCCTCCACCACTAACACGGCCACCACCAATACCAGCAGATAGTCTTTGTTGTGCCAACTGCAATTTAAGTGCGGCCGTCTGGGTCTGTATCTGCGCCGTTGTCGCTCTCTGTTGAGCAGTAGTCGCCGCAGCTGCTGCTGTTACTTGTTGCTGCTGAGCTTTCTGTTGAATCAGAGCTGCAGTTGCGGCCTGATACTGAACTTTCGTTGTAGCAGCTGTTGCTGCCAACAACTGCTGTTGGACTTTTTGTTGAATCAAAGCAGCAGTCGTGGCCTGATGCTGTGCTTTTGTTGTAGCAGCAGTAGCAGACAAAAGTTTCTGTTGTTCAACCTGATTAGCTACCTGTCTAGTGGCCTTAACCCGTTCATTAACTTCAGAACGAATATCGCCAATCGACAATCTGATTTGTTTCAGTCTGTACTCAAGCCATTGTTTGTCATCTGACCGAGCAGCAGAATCTGACTTTCTCACTTCACTAACTTGCTGCAAAATATCAGCGAGAGCGGCTTTCCAGCTACTAGTGTCAACTTTCCATTTCAAAAGTACTTGTTTTACTTCCTGCGAAGTAGCTGGCATCTTTTAACCTCCCTTCCGTGGAGGCCCAAAATTCGGAATGATGGGCAATCGTATCCCCTGCATCTGAAAGAACTGATACGCTTCACGTCCCGTCACTCTACGCAAATCAAGTTCTCCTGTCGTTGGATCAAAAAACTTATCAGGAAGATTTTCAGGTACGGAAACACCGGCATAGTTCCTCTTCGGTCGTGTAGCTTCATCAGAAACAGAAGATGGTGAACCATGAATTGGCTTCATCTTCTTTTTCATCTGGTAGGACGTCTCACAAGAACGCCACGCTGTGAAGAAAATCTCAGAGCGAGTAAATTTAGCGTCCAGCTCTCTCATGGGCATCCTAAACATTTCTATCTGAGAAGCTATCGCTGCCACCTCCGGATGAAGAGACGGCTCTATGGTCTCATCTACCGGAAACTTTTCGAAGCTAGCAATAAAAAATCCCGTAACCTATTACATTCAAACTGAGCTACAACAATCGTTGCAATCCTTTGCGTCGTCAAATGATCTTGTACCCACTGTTCATCAACATCCTCAAGATCGCCATAAGGGTTCAAAATCGTTGCAGCCATCGAACATAGAACATCCAACACTGGTTCAAAGGCATTCATAAGATCAATCAGTTTCTTTGCAGCATCACCCTCAAGAAGGTTCATCGTGAGTGACGATATTTCAGTGGCGATAGGCACAAGTCTGTCCTTCGCCAAACGAAGCAACTTTTTTTCTATCTTCTGCGGAAGCTCTTGTATTACAAAATGTCTCTCTTCTTTCTCATCTTTCCCACGACCCTTGATAATAATCTTGAATTCAAGCAACTCCTGTGTCAACAACTTCTGCAGCTGTTCAGGAGTCGGTGGGGTCATCTTCTCTTTGAATTCAATCAGAGCCTTGTCTATCTGTTCTTTGTTCTCGGCACGTACTTCTTCAGCCAAGCGAGCAAAGTTCTTGGTATTTTCTTCATCAGCAAGTTTCTTAACTTCTTGCACAAGAGCAGGCGGATATTTCGTAGCTAACTTCTGTAATGGTGAAAGCTCCATAGTAGCTTGTGTATCAACAACCGGTGTCGCCATTTTTCTTCTCCTATCTGTTTGTAATTTTCACAAAAACACAGGGAGGCAGAGAACCCGAAGGTGCCCTGCCTCCCACTACAAAACCAGATACTACAACAACAAAACCAAATCTTAAATCTGAATGTCTCGTCAGATCTGCACGTCCTGTTGTGGCCGCGGATAAAACGCTTTGTACCCTACGACAGTCTCACCATCTTCTGGATCGTCGAAGGCTAGAGCTTCCATCATGCAGTCCAAACCATAACCAGTCTCATCCGTTGTTCCAATATTCTCAATTGCCCACGCAGCGACATCTTTGAACTGAGAAATTGAAACGTGTGGATAGTAGACGGCAATCTGAGCAGCATCGATTGTATCCATGATGAACAACCCAGACCACTCAGTAATGAACGTTCCACCTTCTCGTACAGCCCACCCAACGACTTGCTGAACTTTCGCTCCTGTCGTTGGGCCGGTATTAGCAGCAACGCCAGGCTGAGAAGAACCACCACCAACGAACACACCGTTTAGCACCAGACCATCCTGTCCAGCGACGGCACCAGCGGCGATACTGGTAATACGAGCCACGTAATCAGACGTCTTACGAATGAAGTTAACATCGGATACCTGACCAGCTGAAACGGGAATACCAGCATCATTGACGATACCGACCTGGCTGGTGTAATCCTGATCGACAACGATATAGTTCCCAGCTTGGAACAACGTACCAGAACCAGCAGGAACGAATACGGTTGGCGAACCTGCGGTTGTACCCGCACCGTTAACCTGATAACCAGAAGCACCCATCGGTACGGCCTGTGCTCCTGTTCCAGATATTGGGCCAACTGTCGAAGGTAATGGATTGTTCAGAAGATTGAATGGCGTTGTTCCAACGGCTATTTTGAAAGCCATCCTCGTCGCTTCGCGGAACGAAAAGTCGAATTGCTCACCGACCTGTCCTCTGTATTGAGCACGGACTGCACCCCTGTAGCCAGATCTTACCTGACCAATTTTCGACTGTGGGGTAATCTTGAAATCCTTGATCCACCCCAAGTCAAACCAACCAGCAGGTGGTGCGTTCGTGTTGAAGGGGCCGTTTGCTTGCAAATCTAGAATCTTCGGACCGACGGATGTATTCGTCGATGCCGAACCTTGGCCCGGATTGTAAGGCGCAAAGAAAGCACGCCATCCAGCCCCAACCAAGAGCGTATTTTTCCTGAAAGTCTGGATTAAAGCCTTTGATAGAGCCATCGTCTGGCCTCCCTAAGAAATAATTGCTGCGTCCATATCGGTCAGATATAACGTTGCAGTTCCATAAATCAAACCGCTCTGTCTATCTATCCTGTTCATGAACGTCAGCTCAGTCCACCACATAAACTCTTTAGGGCTTAATGACGAAGAAACCAGAGACAATCCCGAAGGCGTATTACCCTGTACAGACCAACTTTTCTTTTCAGTGAACCAAGGCCAAGACGCTTGCAGGAGTTCCTGCTTTATCGTCATATTTTTCCTATATCGGTCACCCCGACTTCGTCCCACTTTACCGGATTGTAAATCAGTCCCGGCTATCATCCAAGTCCACTGCAAGGTATGGGCCAGAACCGGAACCGACCCAGACCAAAACTGTTTTCCTAAAGGCCTCTGCCCTAACGTCAAAAGATAGACCTGCTCCAGTTCGACCTGCTTAGCAGGCCAATCCATAGCATCCAGTATGGCAACTACATTCCTAGCGGGGTTGATAGTCTGCCATCTGGTCAAACAATACTCAAAATAACTATCAACAGCATTAAGCATTTCAGATCTGCCTATTCTCAAAAATCTTTACCAGCGACCTGAACCGCTCTTCTCCTATCTCCTCTATCATAAGCTTCTCAATTTTTTCGTTCAACCTATCAGGTTTTGATGTGTCAGGCGTCGTCAAAAGCAACTGATACAACCAAGCTAACTTCCATTGATGCGACAACTCCATCTTATCAAACGTATCGCAGGTTATCGAAACCGTAACTCCAAAAAAATCTCTTGGATCCATAACCGTTTGCGCCAATACTGCATTACGAAAATTCGTGTGGTACAAACGCGTCCGTCTAAAGGTCGACCTATAGCAATTCGCTTGCTCAAAATTGGCGTAAGCCAAATCAGAATGGTCAAACTTGCAATTGAAAAGTGTACATCCACGAAAATCTGACTGAACCAAATCACGATTCGAGAAATCTTCGTCGTAGAATTTTCTATTCGTGAAAACCTGACCTCTACGACCGTAACCACTCGTACCCGTACTAGGAGACGGCATCTCTACCGGCTTTGGTAAAGAAAAATTTTCAGGTGCGGCAGGCTTTTCTCTTTCTGTTTCCATCGTCCTATTCCTTTACTCGAACAAACTTTGACTATCCATTTCGTCCAACTGATAGATACCACCAAACTCAGAAGAGGATAAATCCAAATCATCTTCGTTTGAGTTCAAATCAGGATCATTTGGCCTTAGGATAGTGAATGACTCTCTCAAATCGCCAGAATCTTCTGGTGCGGTTTGTTGCAAGATCATAACTATCTTCTGCGAAGCCACCAAATTCGCTTTCTCTATCTCGGCCCTAATAGCCTTAGCTGTCAGAGTCCGGAAAGATACAGAAGCCAACGCCTTGTCAAGAGCATCAAGAAACTGCGGCGTGTTTATTCTTATGTACCCCTCCGGAGCCTGAATGGATAACCACACACGCTCACCGTCAGGATTCACTCCCATGACGGTCTTTGGGCCTTTTTTGGTTTGGCGAGCGTTACCCCATTCCCAAACAAGAGCATAGACAGCTGCTGCGCCAACGGAAGCTATACCACCGCTGACCTGACCAATGTTATCCACATCCTCAACGAACCTTTCGAATTCTTTGTCGTCGATCAGATCGGATGCAGCTAACGATGGCAGACCAATAGTAAACATAGCCTACACAAGTGACAACAGAACGTTCGACAAGTTTGTCTTGATAGGATCAGCAGCATCCATAATACCAGAATGGATACCACCACCAACGATGGCGTTTAGAAGCTCTTTCAATTCTTTTGCCTTCACCAGGCAAAGATTGATGTTGCCTCTCAGATCCATGATTTCATTCGCAGGATTGTTGCTATTTGCCAACGAAGTCGCAGTCGGGCCTGTAGAATCGGCCGTTGTCAAATCGGTAATGATCGTAGTCGAAGCTGCCATTTCTTCTTCTCCTTCAAGTTAAATTTTACTTACCTAGACAACATCATCCCAATGCCACGGTAGGCAGGATTCACCTGCACTCTTGCGCGGCCTGAGAAAGCTGATTGCGTCTTTTCCATCATGGTAAATGGAACAACCGCCTGACAATGATCAACCGGGAAATGGACAAGAGCTGATTCGGCATTGGCATTAATGCGAAGGATTGAACCAATCCGAATCAAAACCCCATTAGCCATCGTTCGTCTAACAACAACTTGGTCATCTTTACGAAAATCATTATCCATTTCTTTCACCTCATGTAGAAAGCGGCTGTTGACTCAATATCTCTATTGCGTTACCAACTATAGTCCAAAAAATCGGCTGACCCGCCTGATCTTCATGCGTAACTGACTCCATGTTGAAAATCCGGCCGTCATAGAAAAAGCCAACCACAGAACCATCAGAAAAAACTTGTTCAGGATCGGTAAAGCCTACCTGCGCCATACGATTTATAACAAACGTATGGGATATCAAAAACACACGGGCGCCTATTCTCAACCTTCCACCACTCAACCCAATATTGTGTCTCGTAACTTCACGAACCTCAGGCGGAGGGACTATGGGTATATCAACAACTCCAGACTGACCACCACTAACAGCTGGCTGAAACCCCAAGGCAGATACATCGTGTACAGGTTTGACAAGCTCAGGTACAACCTGCTTTATCCTCAACCAACAGGGAAGTCCCGGCTGCCAGAAACTCAAATAGGTATCGGCCAAAGACCTGATACCTAGATTGAAAAGTGATGACATCTTCTAGTTAGCCCACAGCAAAAGAACAAACCCAAGCAAAAGCTTCCAAAGCATCTTCGAACATTTCAAAAACAAACCCACTACGCTTACATAACTTTCTAGCTGCTTTAAGTTTAAAACTCAAACGTCCACCAAAATCATAGCCCTTCAGTTCCACTAACAACTTCTTACCACAAAAAAGATCAACAAGAAAATCAGGAAAATATGTTCTGTTCAAGCCCAATTCGTCTTTATATGGTATTTTTATTTTTCCGACCGAAAACGTTTTCACAAAACCACAAACGTCAAGCAACAAAGCGAACTGTTGTTCATACGAAGATCTGCACCAAATAACTCCGGCTTTTTCTGTCGCTAGCCAAGACTGTTTAAAAAACTTATGAACATTTCCACATACTACACTTCTAAACCCACAAGCATATAGCATCCTCATCGTTGAGGACTGACGCTCACTATGAAGCTTCTTAGCTTCAGGATAATTGGCCAATCTGGACATTTCTCTAAATCTTTTCTAGCTTCTGGTGTATTACAAACTACTCTACGTTTTGCTACAAGCTTCTCACGCCACTCATAGTCTTTCCACAACTTTATAAATGTAGAACTCAACTTCTCATATGTTCCGTGTCGTCTCCTGCCAGCCATCACACGACGACGATAATTTGGCGTTTCCCAAAGGCTTTTAAGTGTATCCGACCTACTCATAGCCTACCTCAAAGAGCGCGAACAGTATAATAAGGCGCGAGTAGTAATTCGACATTCGTGTCGATTAAATTCGGAGTAAAACTAGCTCGTACTTTTCCCGCAGCAAATGAAGTCAAACCAGTCGCTCCTCCACCTCTCGAAAGCATATTCTTAACCAGAGATGCACACGCGTGTTTGATAGCCCTAGGAATATGCGACGGATGAAACCCAACGTTATATGTGACCACAAGCTCTGTGTACTGCGACAGATACAATCCTGAAGGCACCCAAATCTCTGCCGTTCTAGGATCGTAATCGACCTGTGTAACATCAACAGGTGTGAAGACTGGTGGCCCACCGAAGAAACTAGCAATTTGTAGAACGCTCGCCGCATAGTTCAAATCCGGATAAACCTGTTGCTGTCCTCTCCTTGCATAACCATACCGTCCACTACAGGATATCAATGGCGTCAAATTCGGTGAAGATTGTGGCGCAAATTGCCCGTTCGGCTGGAACCCTGTATAGAAATTATTTGAAAGAGGATTTCCAGCTGAATCAATTTGACTACCAGAAACTATCAACTGCTGCTGAACCAAAATAGGTACTGCAACAAGTGGACGGAAAGACAACCTCGTCATATTCCGCCCAACTGGAAGCAGTACCCTTTCAGTATACGTAGTATAGACGAGAGATCCATTCCCATCTACGTCAGTTCTACCACAAGCTTCATCGATGAGAGTCGAGGCCCTATCTACAAGAGTAAGAATGTCTGGCTGCTGTGATGCGTCCGGTAAACCAAACGCACTCAATTCTTTTTGCGATAGAAATCGCGGCTGAAAATCAGCAGCCAAGACATTCTCCTCTATTACCTCGTCGTCAGCACAACGCGATGAGCGTAGCCCGGACCTTTCGCTACAACAGATCCGAACTTTAGTACGACGAATTGTCCAGCCAGATTTCCAACCAAACCCAACTGGAAAACTCTAGGCAATGGAGACGTCAACCAGTGATACTCGATAAACTCCTCCATCACAATGAAGCTGGAATACAACGTTGATCCAACAACCGGCGGAAACGGAGTCGGCTGCAACCCCGGATCAGGAATGATTGGCAGAAGACCGGCTTGTGTTGGAAGAGCTTTCACAATCACGCCGGGTATAACTTCAACTTCATTGAAGTACAACTGCACAGATTTTGCTTCTTGATCGAACAAATCGGCAAACAGTGGCGAGGCATAGATGCCAGAAGGACGAACTTCATAATCCTGCCTACTGACCTGTTGCGCAACCGCTGTCTTGTGCCCATCAACCAAGGAACCACTAGCGGTAATGGGAAAAGTAGGACCAAACGCTCCCACTGTTGCGGCACCAACAATCTGGCCCGATATTCCGAAGTACTGAGTCGTCGTCGGAATGACCAAATCAGTATCAGACCCGTTCCAAAGCATCGTATCATGAAGCTTCAGGACGGAATCGACGGTGTCTGTCAAATCCTTTGCTTCAAGATATGCGAACTGGCCCTGCTGCTGGTTTACTTCAACGTCGAAGATCGAATAGTTGATTTGCGCAACCAACGCCTTCAACGTGATAGGCCGCTCAACGCGTTTCGGCTGCGTAGCAGTCACCGAAATTTGGCGTGGATCGGTTGTCGTTGCGACAGGAATCAACAGTTGCTCGAAGTACCGAGACGGTTGTCCTGTAGCAGGCGTCTGGTTGATTCTCTGACCGAGAACGAACCTACGCCGTACCAAATCGAAAATCTCAGCCTGATAACGATTGACTTCAATGGCGCCAGGTGCCAAGAAATCAGCCGCGGCAGAAATCTCGATAGGACGTGCTGATCTTATTGCTTCTTGTCCCATGATTATCTTAGACTCCTCCTCTTCTAGATTTTCTTGGCAACTACTACATCATGTACTGACGATTCACGATACCCGATTCCATGATCCCATTCTGTAGCAACTGATTCTTCAAAGCAATCTTAGTCGTTGGATCAAGACTCAACCCCGACTTCAAAAACATCTCGTCAACTTGGCCCACCGTCAACTTAGTTCCACTAGCCATCAACTCACGTGGATTGTGGCCCGTCTTCTCAAGAAGATTGAGAACTTCAGGAGACAATGTCCGACGGTCGATTCTATCGGCATAGTTCTCCAGCTGTGCTTCAATTTTCCTGACGTGGTTCTTCAGCTTCCTGTTTTCATTGCGCTGCTCTTCAAGCTGTGCACTCAAATTACGTACAAGCTTGGCAGTAGCTGCAGTCACCACAAGAGCACCATTCTTTCTGTCTTTAGCCGCAGACACGCCTCCATCACCTCCACCTGGAGTAAGCTGCCCAGTCGCTCCACTCTTAGCTTGAGTGCGTGCATGTTCCGAAGCTTTCTTGTTCACGATACGATTATCAGGAACTTGAGGATCGTCATCGTCAACTGCTGTCGGATCAGCAGCAGCTCTCTGGTCAGAAGCGGTTGCGGTTGGATCTGTCGCGGTCGGATCGGAAGATGTTGCATCATCATCGTCACGCGCAGCCATAGCCGACGTTGACATACTCCCAGAAGCGGAAGAGTCGGCGGCCCGCATAGCGGAAGATGAGCCTGATGCTGAGGACGTCGAGCTGGCGTCATGTGTTGCAGCCAGCAAGTTATCGACATCCAGTTCAACCGGATCGTTATCATCCGGCGGTTCTTTCTTTTTGCTCGCACTCAATACAGCAAGCACGGCTTTATTTTGTTCACCAACTTCCTTGACGAACTTCAAAACTTCTCCGTTCGTCGCATTGACCTGTTCCAAAGCTTTTGTCATTGCTTTTACAGGACCACTGCTGAAAGCTGACTCAACTCCAGCGGCGATTGCCCGAGCAAGAACCTGGCTTTGGTCTTTGGTCTTCTTAACAGTACCATTCCCCATCGGTTCTTTTCCTCCTTTTGGATTACCCCAGGCAGCCGCTGCAGCCGCATGGGCTACGCGTGATACGGCACTGGCAGCCAGCGATGTATGCTGGTACGCAGCACTTTCTTTCTTCAACACGGTGGCTCCGGTGAAATGGAATTTCTCCAAGACCCACACATCTGCGTCCTGATCAGTAACATAAACGTTACCCAGCTCCATCGACATTCCAAGATCTCCACGATTCGCGCGCAGCGCACGAACCGCTTCAGGAAAGTCTTTTGGCCAGATAATTCCCTCAACTTCAACTTTGTTTCCCTCAATCCAAGCTTTGGAAATGACGCCTATCTTTTTCTTTGGATCATGTCCCTCCAAATCAGGCTTATAGTTGATACCCATACCAACGAGAGACTTCAAAGCATGTTCAGCGGCTTCTTTCGGAACCTCAATCTGATGGCCCTCAGAACCATGTGGAGGCTGCTGACTGGGCTGATCGAGAAACAATAGTATTCCCTTGAAAAGCATTTTATTCGGATGGCTTCTATCAAGAGAAGAGTCAAACGATATTTCGTTGAATTCTATCGTCTTTGGCGCGCTAGTTAGAATTGTTTCCAGACTGTACGACATTACCTACCTCTAAACCTATCTACATCAGGCCCACCCGACCTCGGAGCCAAAGGCCGACGATTGATCGTCGTCGAATCTCTAAAAGGATTCCTAGTAAGTAACTGCTTGCGCTGCTGTTCCATCCTACGAGCACTTTTTTCAGGCAAAGTCAACTTATGCTGACGTTGGTTATACCTCTGTATCTGATCTTTCTCATCCTTGGAAGTAATTTTTGCTGGCTTGGTCTTTTCTTCTTCCTCTTCTTCCTGCATCTTATTAAAAAAATCAATCAACTGGTCAGAAAGTATTTCGAGTATTCCGGGCTGTTGCTGATCCATCTGATCCAACAAATCACCATTGTTGCCTGGCAATAATCCGGCTTGCTGATACATCATGATGTCATCAGGAGACATCTGAGCTACATCGTCGGCAGTAAAAGGGCTCTGGTCGAGATTGAGACCCGGACTGCTTTGTTGTGACGGCTGTTCATCATCAGCAGCCGAACTCATAGATCCACCGAATCCTCCACCACCAAAGCCACCTCCACCTCCAACGGACATACCACCCATACTTCCACCACGGCCACCAGCTACAGAAGCGATCAGTATTTGTTGCTGGGCCATCGTCAACTTACCCCAGCCACCCGGAAGTGGCGCATCACCAAAAGCTTCCCTCATCTGGTCAGGAGTAATGGAGTTTGTTCGGTAACGCATCGTCATAATCTGCATCTGAGTCATTGCGTCTGGATCTTCTAGCCCCAAATACTCAAACCGGATATTTTTCCAGCCCAATAATCTATACAGGATGAAGCGGGTTATTGCTTCTTCAAATTTCTTGGCAATGGGAACAACTGTAGCACTAAAGTCGGACTGAGACATGACTTCAGCGGTGTTTCTATTTACATCTCTCTCAAGACCAAGTGCCATTGCAGACAAACCAAACCCTGCAGCAATTATACGAATCAGAAACTCTTGCCACTCAAGCAACAAGTCCTGTGGCGTAACAGCCTGTACATCGAGCACCGAAGGAACAGGCAAGCTCGACATGAGGCTCATCTTTGACTGGCCTTCTACTTCATCTCGTATGTGACGTCTAACAGTATCAAGATGAGCTGGTGGTACAGATTCTTTCCACCACAACCATGTCTTATGTATTTGGTCAGAACCAGCTTTCGAAGCCATGTCCTGAACGCCGAGAAAAGCATTTGTTACGTTGAAGCAAACTTCTAGTTTACCCAAACCAAACGGTGTACTGGACCTAATGTTATCACGAATGTAAACCAGCTCATCATCTAGGAAAGCAATTATTCCCCGCTCGCCCTTCAGACCCGTAAGCTGAGCATAATGAGGACGTTGATCAGCAGCCGACTCTGTCCAGTCAGCATAAATCCTAATCGTTGTCCCGTCGACTGACCACAGCTTCACTGGCCGACGATAGTCAGGAGTCAATTGAGGCTCTATCGTACCATAACCACCAATGATGAAATCTTCAGCTACCGCTTCCATCAACGTCCTATACGAGTCAGTGTTGTTCGGATGTTTCAAACAATACGTTGCTATCTGACACTGTTTCAAAAGTTCAGGATCGGTCTGATCAGCATCTTCATCTGGTACAATCTGCCAACGAAGAGATAGCAAACCGTCCTTGATAAGATTGATGGCTTTACGCGGAATTGGCGTCTCACTGAATCTTCTCAAATTATAAGGTGTATTTTTCAGTATAGGTTGATTCTGGTAATTACAGCCGGTGTAGGCTATTGCCACACCAGCACGCTGGACCCGTGCCTCTATTAGTGGCTCCTACACCGGCTCTCCTGACACAGATGACTTGATTTGGTACAGATATGCAATAAACAAAACCGGAATACTTTTCCCGTTCTGGCTTCGGCAAACCCTTTACAACACTGTGACGCTCAGAAACGATGAACTGTGGGGCGTTATTAAATCTTCCCAACTTGTGTTTGCCTCGCCGTTCTTGACGAGTTATTACTACGTCCTTTCCCAACTTTATAAACAGTTCCGACATGTCGTCTGCCAAAACTTTGCTAACTGTCTTGTAATTCCTACGACGCGCAGGGCCTCGCCCATCATACCAACCATCTACCTTTACAGCCCAAGAAACGAAAACTTCTAAGTCTTCTACAGGTAAGTCTTTAAGCCATTGCGGCAACCTCTTTGTATAAGTATTCCCGAACAATGACAAATTGGAGTACAACAAAGCATCGCTTAGTCTAAAACCCCCACCCGGTTTTTCTATAAACGTCCAAGGCAATCTAGAAATTAATTTTTTCAATTCGTTGTAGTAAACACTTGTTTTCTTCTGGGCAATCTCAACATTGTAGTTCCCAGACCGTACAGGCTGGCCAATAGCGGCAGCTGCCAAGGATTGAACAAAAAGAGGACGACGATTATCCCTATTACAAATTCCCGTACCTCCTGCATGGCCCTCCGAAAAAAAGATACCTAAAAACGCGAGCCAGTCTTTCCAATCCACCACCACGGAAGTACGATCGACACGCCACTGGCCTGGTGCTAGTTCACCGAGTTTACAATCTAGTATCGCCCTCCCCGTCTTTTTGTCGTAAAACTCAGGACGACGTCCAGACTCCCAACGCACACAACTCGGTATGTCAAATCCGTAGTCCAGACCTTTGTAGGATAAAAGAAACTTTTCTAACTTTTCGGCGGTCTCAAACAAAAACTCACTACCTTCCTTACTACGACCATACTTGTCATGACTAGTTAACTTATCCCAACAAAGATTGTCTAAGTGGCGAGTCTTTTTACTAGCCCTCGACGTAGCTTCACTATACACTGTGCGACGGTACCTGCCATAAAAACGATGCTCTAGAGTAACTTGAACATCTATCATTCTGTTCTTAAATAAAAGCAATTCTCCATCGTACCGATACTTATACAACTTTGTGGCAAGTTGCCACTGTAATTCTCCTTGTTCTGAACGCGTAGCAAATAAGTCGCCTGTACCAATTTCTCTTAGCGGAATCCAACCGCGTTTCGTAAGAATTTCGTGGTCTTCAGAAAAACATTCAGGAATGTATGGGAACTGCCAACTACGCCTGTCAATGATTCCAAACTGGCCAGACTTCACAGCAGCAATTTCTCTTGACTGCTCTGCTTTCAAAACAATGGCGCGCGTCGGATCAGTACGATATACCTCAGCCATGGCGCGAGCATGGTCTATACGCAACACCTTGATTACTTCGCGCGCACGGAACCAGCGTACCAGCCTGGCTTTGATTCCCTGATGCAAATATCTAAGCTTGTCCCACACAACTACAGTATAGGTGAAAGTCAAGAAAGAACCGTAGAACCGAGCGAAACTCCAGGTAGGAAGAACTGGCAGATTCTGTGGACTATACGAAGCAAACATGTGAAAGAATAAATACCAACAAAAATAAAAAGGGCCGCTAAGACAAAGACATTATGTCGTCATCGTAACGGCCCTGTTACATCTTCCAGCATGAGTAGCTTTCTTCAAGTGGAAGATGCCTCGCCACCAAGCCCAGATGAATTCAAAGACTCTATATTAGAACTATCTGGGCATCCTCTAACTGAGTCAGAGCTAGAGAATTCGTCCAGTGGCTAAACTTTTTCATCTAACTTGAATCATTCGCTCGACTAATTCCAATGCCGATTGCTGCAACTTTTTGACAGTAGGAGTCAGTTTGTTTTCGGCAGCGGCACTGGCAGCGGCCCAGACAGCGGCCCAGAC